GTATAAATAAATTGCACCATGAACAAATTGATTTGACATACAATTTTTCATTTTAATTCCTTCTAATGCGAATTCTTCTTCAGAGATAATTAGTTTTGGTTTAAATGATAAATTATTAACTATTATCTCTTCTTCAATCATTTTAACAAAATCAATTGGTAAATCATATCGAACTTTATATCCTCTGTTATAATGTCTTCTTACTGAAGACCATTGTGACAATAAATTTTCAAACTCTAAATCATTTTTAGCGATAAACCTTAAGTTTATTCCTTTAGTTTCCAAAAACAATCTTGTATTCAAAATTTTATTTATTGAGTATATAAGAGTCTCATTCATCATCGATATCTTTTCCCAATTGTTTATTAGTCTAACCATGTTGTTTTTCTCAAATTCATTTTTTAAAACATGGCCCTTTTTATTTGGTGATACCTCAAAACAATTTTTTTTCCAATCAATTTTTTTTAAGTAATCCATATAATTGTCACCAAAAAGATTACATAAAAATTTTAATGAACTTATCTGTACTTGTTGTTTTGTTGTGTTTAATTCTGAAATTATATATTTTGATTTTATTCCTAATTCATCAAGAACTGCGGGTAAAAATTTATAATCATTTTTTTTCAACCATTTTGTTTTGGGATAACTATTTTGTATATCAAAATAAACCCCGTCATGAGGTTTAATATTTTTGCAATCTAAGTGGTAATCAATTATTAAATCGTAAAAAGGATTAACAGAATATTTTTCTTTGTATATTTTGTTTTTGTAGAAATCTGATTTGAAATTTTCTTTTAGTTTATTATAAATTATTTCAAAAATTTTATCAGTGGCCTTTTCATATTTTACACCCCAATACTTGTGTTTTCTTTCACCTTTTAATAAACCTGATTCAGTTAAATCTTCTAACTGTCTGAAATTATTTTTTTTGTTTTTTATTAAATCTCTAAATAATTTTTCATCAGTCAAATTGTGATTGTTTATTTTATAAGATAAATGAATATCTCCGGTAACAATATCTAAAATAAACCCGTGATGAAACGTGATTGACTTTTTTTTATTAAACGCATTAAATTCAGTGTAAAAATATCCGTTGTACTCTAAAAACTTCTTATCTCCTCGAATTTCAATATCACACGTTGATTTATTTTTATTAGATTTCTTTTCTCTTTTTTCTTGCCTATGTTTAAATAAAATATCCATATATAAAATATATATGGACATTATGACTTTTTGTAGTTTTAAATCGGTAAAATATCAAATAGATGTTCTTGAAGTGTTGGTTCAATTTCTCTATATATTTCAACACCATTAATGATGATTGGTACTTTTCTTTTTTCAATATTATGTAACATCCCCAATCTAGCATATTTTTTTGTCTTTACTAATATTTCATTTAACGCTAGTTCCATATCACCTGGTGCTGGTTTGTTACAAAAGTGTCTTGCTTGAATACATTGTCCTGTTTGACAATCAATTTCACAAGTTATTCTATCAGATTTATCTTCAGTTCTTATAGATATTATGATTGATTTATCTTTATCCGCATAAGTTGCAACACAATGATGCATAAAATTACCTTCCTCAATATATTCTTCTTCTCTCTTTAATATTACTGGATAAAAAGTTATTTCACCATAACTACAATTATCAAGTTCTATTTTTAAATCTACAGGTTTTTGAACATCATCTAACATTTGTTGATTAAACTTATATTCGGTAACCCAACCCTTATTAATTGCTGCAACCATTTTCGCTAATTCCTGATGTTCATTATGGAAGGTAGTATAATCCGTTGCTCTCATTTTTATTTGAGGGTCATATTCTCTTATTTTTTGTAACATATTGAAATGGTCTGATAAAAGATTTACAAACTCTTCATCAATATGAAGATGGTTATCCCTATTTACAAACTTCTTTCTACCACCAATTATTATTTTCAATATATTATCTTTTTCTTCTTCACTTATTTTATAGTTGTGATTTTTAAACTGAAAGAAATTTGCTTTGAACATACTTGCATTCATAATCCAAGTGTCCGGATTATTTAAACTAATAAATGCGTCAGGGTTTATATTACCAACATATTTCTGAAAATTGTCACCAAACAAATAACACAACCTAGCAAGTGCAGGTATATTGATTTGGGTATACTTGTGTAAAAATTTATTAAGAACTTTTGATTTTATTCCATAAAAATCTAAAATAGACGTGATTAATTTTCTATCATTCTTTTTCAAATATTTCTCCGTAGGGTAATGATAAATTAATAGGTCTTTATAGTTATCTGGTGTTTTAATTTTTTTGGTTTCAATGAAAAACTTTAGTAAATTATCAAAAATGTTTTTTTCATTTATATTAGGTACATTGAAAACATCCGATACGACCTTATAGAATATTTTGTTATCAAATATTTTTTTTATGTCTAATTTCTCTTGTACTATCCCTCTATCTGTATAATTGGAAATATTGAAAGGAGTGTTATTCGTTTTTACCATTTGTTCTAACTCTAAAAATGAATTAACCCTAAATCTTTTTTGTTTTATATTTCTACCATCTTGAATGTTACTTATTGTAAAATTACCTGTCACCATATTCACTGTTAATGAAATAACTCGATAACTCTTTTTAAAATAAATTTCGTTAACATCCCGCATTTTATTGTGAACATATAATTTGAATGTTACCTTATCCCCATGTCTTCTTATTGACCTTTCTATTGTTGTAAAATGAACAGACGAAAAGGGGTTACCAAAATGTCTTTTTATTTGTCTTTCTTTATCGGTTATGAAAGTAGTATCATCATAGACATGTATGTTATCGGTTGAACGGAGTTTTTTTGAACACACAAAAAGATTTATGTTTTCACCATTTGGATTATCAGAGTAAAAATATTTTGTTCTTTTTTTATTTTTGGGATAATGTAAGTAAGTGGATTTAACTTTATTAGTATTAATATTCCGTACTATTGCTGGTTGTATAAAAAAATCATCCATTCCACTGATAGGGTCAGAAATATATTCTTTTCTGTTCTCTAATGGACAGTAATTCTTAAATACGTTTATACTGGCGTAATTGATTCGTTGGGTTAGTAAATCTTCCATATTGTGATATTTTAATTGATTTTCACAAAAATAAGGAAAAAAGTTGGGAATACCATATTTATTTTAAAAATAATTATGGCTAAAGGTAAAAATACAGGTTCAGGTTCTGTAAAAATCAGTTTCGGTAAGAGAAAGTCCGGTAAAGCGGCTAAATCTAGAAACAGACACGATAGAGGAGCGAAAAAATATAGAGGACAGGGTAGATAATATAAAAATTATTTTCTTACATTCTCATAGTTTTCAATAAACCATTTTACCGTTTCTTTTATTCCAATTTCTATTGGTGTAAATTGAAATTCGGGTAGATATGATTTTAATTTACTATTATCTGACGGTTTTCTAAATTGTCCATCAGGTTTAGTTGAATCAAATTTTACTTTACCTTTAAAGTTAAACTCTTTAACTAATAAATCAACTAAATCTGAAATACTTATCTCTTCTGAATTAGAAAATATTATTGGTTCAGGTTCACTATAATTTTCAACAGCCCATTCTGAAAGTTCAGCAATATCTTTTGAATAAATAAACTCTCTTAGTGGTTTACCACTACCCCATACGACTAAATCTTCATTGTTTCTTTGTGCTAAATAAATCTTATGCATTAACATAGGTACAACATGACCATTCGTTAATGAAAAATTATCATTAGGACCATAAATGTTAGTTGGTATAACTGATGAATAATTTAGACCATATTGTTCTTTATACGCCCTGATTTGTACCTCAGACATACGTTTAGCGTGAGCATACGCGTCATTTGATGTATGAGGTGGACCTAAATGAATTTTTTTCTCAGTCAGAGGGTATTCGATATTATCAGGAAAAATACATGTTGACAAGAACGCAATTAAGTTTTTAACACCACTTTTTCTTGCTGATTCTATTACGTTTGTGTTTATCATGATATTATCATAAAAAAATTCACCTTTCAAACTCATATTACCACCAATCCCACCAACTTTACCTGCACAATGAATTACGTGTGTAGGTTTGTAAATATCAAACATATTTTCACATTCTTCCCTGTTAATTAGATTGTATTCCCTTCCTATCTTTATTTCAGCATTTATTGCGGAACCCACTAACCCTTTTCCACCAGTTACTAATAATTTTCTCATTATTTAAATTCATCAACTTAATTTATCTAACCAATAGGTTATCATTTCATCTAACATAGATTCAAAAGTATATTCCGGTTTCCAACCAGTTAAAGTTTTTAATTTAGTTGAATCTCCTTTAAGGTCGTTCAACTCCTCAGGTCTTAAGAATTTTTCATCTAAACTAACATAGTCTTCCCAGTTTAAACCTAATTTGGAAAACACATATTCACATAAATCACGTACCGAATGAGAAATTCCTGTCGCACATACAAAATCATTAGGTTTATCGAGTTGTAATATTAACCACATAGCCTCAACGTAGTCTTTAGCGTGACCCCAATCTCTCGTCGCATTTAAATTCCCTAGTTTTAATTCTTTACTAAGACCTAATTTTATCTTTACCGCTTCTTTACAAACTTTATTTGTCACAAAATTTGTCCCTCTCTTAGGTGATTCATGATTAAATAATATTCCATTCGAAATAAACATATTATATGAGTTCCTATAATTTCTACTTATGTTATAACTAAAAACTTTTGCACATCCGTAAGGTGATACTGGGCACATAGGCGTTGTTTCTCTTTGAAAACCATCGTCATCAATATTATTTCCAAACATTTCCGATGAAGATGCTTGATAAATTTTTATATCAGGTTTTACAAGTTTTACCGCCTCAAGTAGATTCAATGTTCCAAGTCCTGTCACGTTTGCTGTATAAATTGGTTGGTCAAAAGATATTCTTACATGAGACTGTGCAGCTAAGTTATAAATTTCATCAGGCATCACTTTTTGTATAGTACGAATCAGAGATGACAAATCAGTCATATCTGCGTAGTGTAAAATAATTCTATCGTATACAGAATCAAGTCTAGCCGTTTGATTTTCAGATACAGAATTTCTTTTAAGTGTACCATGAACTTCGTATCCCTTATCAAGTAAAAACTCTGATAAGTATGAACCGTCTTGTCCATTTATACCTGTTATAATAGCTTTTTTCATATTTTTGTTTTTTTTATTTTTTAAAGTGTTTTGTTAACGATATCTGAAATAAATTCAATTTCATTTTGAGTTAGTTCACTATGATTAGGTAGATATAATCCCAAATTATGAACTCTAGTTGCATTTGGTAAAATTGTTTTTCCATAACTTTCGTACCAAAATGGTTGTTCCGACATTGATCCACAAATTAGTGGTCTACATTCTACATTTTTTTCTTGTAGTTCTTTAACTAATTCCTTTATATTTTCTGTAATTATGGGATATGCGAAGTTTGAAACAAATGACTCAATTGGTGGTTTAATTTTCCAAATACCATTTTTAATTAAACTATTATAAAGGTCAAAATTATTTTTTCTTTTTGTTACAATTTCATCAATAGTTTCCATTTGTTTCAAACCAATGAATGCTTGTAAATCTGTACTTCTAAGATTAAATCCGGGATAATAAAAAGTATATAACGCCCTGAAATCATCTACTTCGTAATTTAATCTCAGATTGTTTTTCTTATTTTCGGGTAAGTCCCTATCCCATCCATGACTTCTAATTGATAACAAAAGGTGATAAAAATCTTCATCATTTGTTGACACCATTCCACCTTCTATAGTTGAAATGTGGTGACCAAAATAGAATGAAAATGATGACATTGTACCAAAAGTACCTAGTTTTTTTTCTTTGTATTTTGAACCAACGGATTCACAAGTGTCTTCAAGTAAATAAATGTCATTTTCATCACATAATGAAAGAATCTCATCCATGTGATTTGGTATTCCTAAAACATGAACTAATATTATACAAGAAGGGTTATGTTCAATTATCAATTTTTTTAAGTGTTCAATGTCTAAACCTAAATTATCTTTATCACAATCACACATTATTGGTTCAAGTCCAAGTTGTATTGCGGGAGCAACCGTAGTAACCCAAGAAACAGATGGTACAATTATTTTTTTATTCTTCAACTTCTTAGATAAAATTAAAGAATATATCATCGCAAGATTAGCAGAAGAACCTGAGTTAAGATATACTGAGTATTTACAACCTAACCATTGAGACCATTTTTTTTCAAATTCAACATTTAGTTCACCTTTGGTTAATTTTGGGTTCGTTTTCAACCAATCTATCAAATCTGATAGATGTTTTTCATTAATGGTGTCCTTGACCAAGGATATATTTTTGTAAATCATTACTTGTTAAATCGATTAATTCTTTATAAGAAGAATATATTATTTTGGAATAGTAATTCTCCCTTTTATTTTTAAGATTATTGACGTTATCCATTAAAATATAATCATTTAATTTGAGATTATAAAGGGCATATAAATCATTTATGAAATCATATAAATTTATTAGTTCTCCACCTCCAATCAATAAATCTTGATTTGTCTCTATTGAATTATTGACAATAACCGAAGGGTGAATTAAATCCCTATAAAAATTCAAATCACCAACACTTATCTTTTTTCTATTTATGATAGAATCGAATATTTTCCCAAAAAGAAAGTTTTTATTTCTATATGGTGTATTGAAATTAAAAGGATAAATTATAATTACATTTTTATACTCGCATTTTTTTTCATTTATGTAGTTACATAGTACTTCTTTAGATTTTATATATGGCGAATAGTTATAGTCATATTTCATATCGACTGATACTGCGGAATCATAATTATTCCATAATTCAGACGTAGAAAAAATTATAATATTATCACAATAATTTTTTAGTTCGTCTATAACAAAAATTGTATAATCAAAATTAGTTTTAAGAAAAAAAGATTCATCTTCATTTAAAAATGTTCTTTGTTCTGCGAACGTAAGATAAATTCTCTTATATTTCTTGTTCTTAATAGACTTGAAATCAATATTCCTTGAAGAAATTTTTTCGTAAGAATTTGGAAAGTAATGACTGATTTGTGAAGTATTCCCTATTACTAAATTCATTTTTAATTAAAACCTTTGTAGTGCTTAACCGAATCTTCCAAGAGAGACTTTCCGGTTATTATTGAATTCTCTACCATTCTATTTATTGCCTGAACATATTTTGGTCTTTTTACTTTAAAACATATGTCTATTTTGCGTTTTAATTCTGCGATTTCGGAGTCATCAGTCGCATCACTTATTGCGTCCTCTAAATACCACATTCTACAATGTAGAATAGATAATTTTTCAATTACCTCACCTAAATTATCTGTTTCAATGATATCTTCAGGTAAGTCAACATTTTTATTTTTATTTAAGATATTATGTGTTGTGTTTTTAATAATATCTTCGATTTTTTCACCAAGATTCATTTTAATTAATTTCATATATTTTATTCAATCCTATTGAGTTTAAATCCTCTGCATAGTTTCTAACGTAGTTATGTAAGAATATTTTTGGTTTATCCATTTTGTATGAATTTATTAAATCTTTAATTGAAGACTGCATTAAGTGTATTTCATGTGCATTTTCAAAAACAGTTAATAAATCGAAAATATTATATTTTATATTATTTTCAATAATTTTTATATTACTTGGTATTTTACTACGATTAATATGTAACCCTCTTGTTTGGTCTTCGTGTAAAAAAATGTAAGGTTCGTCATTAGGGTTTAACTCTTTATAAACTTCTAACTCTTTTTTTCTGTTTCTTGGAATATAAAATTCATTAAACCTTGACTCAAAATCTATTCCTGCGATTTTATAAAATGCCTCGTCAAATTTTATTGATGGTAAGTATTTACTTAATTCAGAAAACCCAATTTTATATAAATTATTTGTATTTAAATTATTTACTCGAATAAAGGTTTTACACTCATAATCACTGTTGACTGGAATTAACTTAATATTTTCGTTATCAGAATACATAAAAGAAACATTTTCAATATTATGTTGATAACAAAATAAAGATACTTGATTATGTTTTTTTTGTAAAAATCTAACCAATCCATTACAAATGATATGATCCCCTAAACCTAAATGATGATAGATATAAATCATGAATTTATAATTATCTATAGTGTTTATTATGGATTTGTAAACCATCATCACTATAAATTTTTGAACTATTATAAATAATAGTGTTTTTATCGTATAATGTCAATAGTGTGTTTAAAAATTTATCAATAAGATTTATTTTACCCAACATACCTTGCGATAATCGGACTTCTTTGGTCTCCTCTTGGGTTGTCGTTTTCATCCACAGATTCACCAATAAATGCAAAATCATCAAGTTTCCTATCTCTTTTTATATTTGTCCCGTGTCCTTCGTAATTAAAATATTCATCATGTACCATAACATCACTAACAGCAAAAGGATATATAATATCTCTTAAAAAACATTGGTCTATACTTTTATCTGATTGTCTATTATTTGTGTTTAAATAAGATTCCATACTTTCGTAAAAATTTGGAAACGCTAAATTTCTAGACCCCCACATTCCGGCGTTCATTCGCCAATTATGACCAATTGGATGATCCCGTATTATATGAAATTTTTTTCCTGAATTTATCCACTCTTGTACTCCAACCTCATCTCTTTCGCTTATTCTTGAATCACAATCACGACTTATAAAATATTCCACATTTTCATCACATATTGGTAAAAACCTCCACAATGAATTCATTAAATTCCTGTCTTGATTTGTATTTATTAATTTACAACCTAATTCGTTTAAACAATCAATAACATTTTGTGAAACAGTATTATTATAATAGACCCACATTTCCCAATCCACAAAATGTTTTTTATGTAATTCAGCATTTTTTATACACCCATGTGTGTATATTGGATTATTTCCGTAAAGTGAAAAACTTAAAACTTTTATTTTCATCGTAATATTATTTATTTTCATGTATTTTATTGAAAAGTAACGCCCAGAAATATTCAAAAGACCAACCATAAAGATTTTTAGGGTTGTTGTCTTTAAAATAAGTCAAACATTTTTTATATGTATCTATATTATGAAACATTAATGTGTTCCTATCACATTTAATATACCCGTGAGGTACGATTTCAGTTATATTTGGTGGTTCATAACTAAATAGATTATCCCATATACCTCTTGTGTCCGGATACCCATCATCTTTCATATGCGGTACATTAAAACCATTTATTGATTCAAAATTTCTATAAAAATTGGTGTACTGTTTATATTCAGGAATATTATCACTATTAACTAAATTAACAACATCGTACTCTAACGGATACCCTTGTGAGAAAAATTCAATATCACAATAATTATCGTGATAATTAATCATATGCATTAAGTATGTGTGAGATTCTCTACCTACATTTGATAATAAATATTCGTTATCATTTATCTTTAAACAATCATTGTACGTTAATTTTTTATCATGATTTTTATGATAAATTACAATTTCAACATCACTGTTAATATTTTTTAACCAATCTAAATCTTCATTATAATGTGCAACAACTAATCTTTTTTTCATGTCAAATATTTTTATTAAAATTTTAAATTACTATCAATTGTATCATATATGGATTCTAAAATAAAATTGTTAGACCATATTTTTTTACAAGTTGACTCCTCTAAAAAATTACCTTCAAATTCATTGTGGGTAAAAGATATAAATATTTTTTCTTTATTAAATAAATTTTCAGAGGTCTGAGTATAACAAAAAGGTCCTGATGCTCGACCAATGATTACATCACAAAATTTTGAAATGTAACTTATGTCTAACAAATCAGGTAATTTGGATGTTAAATTCGGATGTGTCGATATTACATTATCAAGATTAAAATTATTATTAGTGGATAAAAATAAATAATTTTTATATTTGTTTGCTAACTTTATGATGATACTACTAAAATCAAAATTTTCAGATTGACCCGATTTTATGTTTCCGTCACATATTAAAATGGTTTTATCATATTTTATTTTATAATAATTCATTTTATCTTCAAGATGATTTATATTTGATAAGTTTTGGTAATTTACATATGGAAGATATTCTAAGGGATTTTTTAAATTAATTTCTAATTCATTGCATATATTTTTAACTAGTTTAAAATGATTACTAAAACTACATCTTTGTTCATTTTCAACATACGACATATAATTTTGACCTATCCATGCATTTACTATTCCATTTTTAACGTAGTTAAGATTCATGTCAAAAGTTTTTGGTATATAAGTAAATTCTAAAACATTAGGAAGGTCATTTAAAATTAAACCTAATTGACTGTGATAATATTCTATATTAAAATGTGGAGTCAGTGCATTAATTAATATTCGAGAATAAAAAATATCCCCATAATGTGCATGATTGTATATTTTTATAGTTTTCATGTGATAAGTGATTCTATTTTTTTAATAAAATTGTTCAAAATCTCTTCAATTTTATTTTTATTGAAGACAGTTCCATTTAAATATGAAAAATATTTTTCTTTATCATTATCTATTTCTATTATTTTTTCAATCATCAATTCGTCATTTTTATAATCGTGCCAATTAATAAACATATCGTTATTAAAATCATTTTTTATTAAAGGGTTACCCCAATATAATGGTATTGTGTTAGAACAAAAAGGTTCTATTATTTTTTCTGTGGTGTAACCAATATCGACGTAATTAGAATTTTTAATGTTAGGGTAATAATTAATATCCTGACTATTATTTTCCATACCAAAACAAAATTTATAATTTTTCTTAACGAATTCTGTTTTTTCATATGAATGGCCTGGAATGTTTTCTATGATATCTACTTTTTTATATTTAGATAATTTTTCTAAAAATTTAACCCTAAACATATCTTGTCTATTATTTCTATGTATGTAACAACAAAACTTTCTATCAAATAAACTTTCATCAGTAATTTTTCTATCATTGAAAAAAAAATCAAAACAGGGTATTCTCCCATCTAAAATCATTTGGTAGTAGTATAATAAAAAGGATGGGAATCTAAAATTATTTTCATTATCTATGTAATAAGACGACAATACTAAATTTGCATCTTGTGCGGATAAACCAAACCTATCATGTGATGAGTAATATTCAAAATAATTTGATTTATTCCAAAAACCGGGTTCTTCTGTGTGAAATATTTTTACGCAATTATTAAAATTCAAGTGGTTATTATTAACCAAGGTATAGATTAGAATATCCGGATTATCTTTAACCAAAGACACATCGTACTTTTTTTTTAATAAAAATAAAAAAATGTTATCAGTATACCAGTTAGATAAATTAGGATTCAAATATGATTGTTCATTGTCTCCATACCCCAAAAAATTTATGTTTAATTTTTTCACAATTCTTTTAAATAATTTTTTATAATGTAGTCTTCAGCAATTAAATAATTTTTAGAAATTTCGAAATTATTTCTTACCGATTCAATTTTAAATTCATATAAGTCATTAGATAACGATTTTAAAATTGAATATAATTCCTCTATTGTATTAAACATTATAATACCATTAGAATCAAAAAAATTATGTATAGACGGGCAACCCCAATAAATTGGTATCACCCCAGTTTGAAAACAATCAATTAATTTTTCAGTAAAATAAAAATCTGATTTGTTATTCTCTACAACAATTTGAAACCTGTAATCCTTTAAAGATTCTATTTTGAATTCTATAGGTTTATGTGCCTTACCATATAAATCTATTATATTTGAAAATTTATCTACTATCTGATTTCTAAATTTATGGCCACTAGTTTGGTTTTTACCGGATGAAATTATAGATACTAATTTATTTTTTTCATGAATTTTCCTATCAGATTCATTTATCCAACATCCACCAATTGGAGTAAACCTACTACTTGATATGGATTCTAATATTTCCCTATTAAAAGTAAAAATTTTGTCAAATTTATTTGCATTATCTTTTACATATTGGTAATCATTTGTGGTAATTTCCGGAGATTCTATTAACCACATATAAATTTTTTTGTCTTTAAAATCGACATTAGGATTTGTAGTGAATATATAATTCAAATTTAGATTCCTGTCCCATTCCATAATAGAAGATTTATTATACCAACTACTAGTATGTGTATGTGAAAACATATTGTCAAATATGGGTAATTTTATACTCATTTTTTTACATAAAAAGCGTCACCCCAAGTTATTCCGTCCCAAGTAGTTTCGACTCTCTCGAAACCATAAGTAGATAAAAATCTATCCAAATCCTCAACCATAGGGCAATTTTTATATACCTCGTCTCTATTAACTTCTGTTATTATATAATCAATAGTCTTCAAGTATTCAGAACCGCCTTTAAAAACTTCTAATTCGTATCCTTGGACATCAATGTTGATAAAATTATATTCATTTGGTAATCCAATATCATCTAACCTTTTCATCGAAACAGTTTCTTTATTATGGAACACAATGTGAGGATATTGTTTTTTGTGTAATTCTGGTTCCAGTACTGAAGACGATTGACCTCGATTTGCAGTCTCAACAAACATTTCAACTTCCCCTTCCGTATCACCTAATGCGCAATTATATAAAATTGCGTCTTCACCAACATTACTTTTAAGTATATTAAAATTAGACGATAGTGGTTCAAAATAAACAATATTTTTTACATTATTATCTTTATATAATGAATGTTCTTGACCATGATGTGCCCCAATATGAATTACACCTTTTATATCCATATTGTATTTTTTGATTAATGAATTAAAATCTAGTAACATATTTTTATCATTTTGTTTGTGTATATATCATCTGTTATCCATGTTCTATATGCAGGACCAAACCATACTGAAGGTGCTATTATTTTTTTGTTTTCATTTCTGTTTAACCAACTTCCCCACCAACTAAAACTACTATTGGCGATTATATTATTTTTACACATACTTATCAAGTATAAATCGATATAATCTTCTTCTCCTTCAATAAAAATAAAGTCACTGCCGACAAACACAGATTTACACCAGTTAATGTTATCTGAAAAAATTAAAAAAGTAGTGTCACTAAAATGACTGATTGCTTTTTTATAATATTCTATAGAACAAACCGGGTGATGATTTGGTAATCTTAGGTAATCACCATGTCTAATATTAATTGAACAAGTATTTTTATTTAAAATCTCACCATATTTTCCATTTATATATTGTACTATTTCTTCTGTTGGTTCAAATAGTTTTAAAATATATTCTTTATAGTCCTCAAAGTATTTTTCAGATTGAAAATAACCAATAAGTTTCAAATTTTCTTGATATGATATTTCTTCATAATGATGTCCGTTCTGATTAAAAATAATATCAGTATCAAATTTATAGTTAAATAAATTTCTATAAAGATTTGGTTTATAATTGGACGCATTTCTACCTTGCAACCCTATTTTATGTCCGTCAATGTCAAAACAAGCGACATCATTATTTCTTAACGCCAACGCAGTTGTTGTTGCAATTTGAAATAATTGATTACCTAAACCTCCTTGTAATAAACTTGTTATCATTATCTTAAAAAATTATAATTAACATTTTTTCTTTGTATATCTGAATAATCGTCTTTTTGCCACGCAATATGTGGAACAAAACAATAAAAATTAAGTATTCTATGTAAATCAGCAATAAAATAATCAGCTGCAACAGATTCTTTAATAACTGATTTACCATTTTGAATTACATCGTTTATTTTCTTAGTCAAGTATTCAATCAAAATGTCAAACGAATTATTGTTTAACGCATATGCGTGAATTGCGTATGATCTATTCATTTTTACAATATTTGGTTGAGTTGTTCTTTGTAACCCATAAACATGATTACCACCAAAATGTAATCCATACCAGTCTTCAGGTAATTGTTTTACATATTCATCAAATAAATCATTAGCGTTTTCGACAAATTCAACATCATCTTCCAATATCAACACATTTTTAAGGTTTAAATCTTTAACCTTTTTAATTAAATTTAAATGACTAATAGAACCGGCCAATTCGTTGTCGTGTGGGTACCCCAAATTATAATTTTCTGTGTTACCATCGATTGCTGAAAATCTTTCAACATTAAGGCCATGTTTTTCAAATTCTATTAAACATTTTTCCCACCTATCCGTTCTCCTATCTATATTGATACAATATATTTTATCAAAAAAATCGTTAATCATAATTAAAATAATTTTTTAACTTTTTCTGTTTTATAAAATTTATCTGTGACCCCTGCCATTAAAGCTTCACTTGGGTAAGTCCAATTTTCGTGATATTTAACTAATAAATCTATTCTATTTTTAAAAACATTGATTGATGATGAATTTTCTAATTTTCTTCTAATATTATTTCTAACATAACTTAAATGATGCATTTGAACTTCGTCTCTGTTAAAGATTTTAAATTTACCCGGATTCATTCTTCTAGTTGGGTCTACCAAAACAGGTGATGGTCTTGACATAATAAAACTATCATTATCACTTATTTTATAAATTAAGGAAACATAATAGTCTTCCGGAGGAGTAATAACAACATCTTTGTCTTTGTAATAGGTTTTCATTTGACAAAATGATGAATCATAGTTATTTTCTAACATTACTTTTTTTAACAACTTAAATTGTTGTGGTTTGTAATATTCATCAGAGTCCATTGACATATGATGTGTACAATTATTCTTTAATGATAACGATAAACCTATATTTCTTTTTGTTATTTCATTCAAATGACCATGACCGTCACCTTGTATTATAGGTTTATACTCAAACAATTCGTCTATCAAATTTTTTTTAATTAAATCATTTAATAAATCAATTAAATTATCATCGCATTTATTTCCAAAATTTGAAACTTTTTGATAAACAACACTTATATAGTCAACTTCATTTCTTATTTGATTTATAGATCCTTCAAGTAATTCTTCCCCATCGAAAAGATTATAACTCACTCCTAATCTCATACTCTGATTTTTTTTATTTTATTTAATATTGTTTTATTTTCAATAACATATTTTGTTGCTCTTTCCCAATCTTCTTGTTTAATTGATCCATTAACCAATCTAGTTAAACTCTCAAAATGATATGCTACCGCATTGTGTGCAAAACAATTTACTTTATTCCATAAAATAGTTTTTAAATTAAATTCAACGTCGGATAAAGAGTCTAAATAATATTCGGGAAAACACCCCATATCAAAAAATAGTTTTTTTGATATCATTTGTAATGCCGCAGTATTACCTATAGTATCAACTAAATCCATTGTAGGGTAATTGTATTCTGATTTATAACCAAGATGACCAATTCTTAACCCAAATTGATTTTGTGAATTAATTGTACCTAATAAATCTATCCCTGCGTGTTGTATTGTATTGTCTTCAAAATATAGTCTAGCACCAATTGTTCCGCAATTTTTTTTATTTTTTAGATATAAGTTAACCATTTCGGAAACACAGTCATTAATCAATTCTATATCATTATTTGTAAACAATAATAATTCAGTGTCTTCGTCTAAGTGATTTCTTACGACATCATTATTAATTTTTTCAAAATGATAATAGTCGTATTCAATTAATTTTATATTGTTATCTGTGCAATACTTTTTTATTTTTTCTAAGTTCGTATCATTACTACCTGTGTCTGCAACAGTTATTCTTAAATTTGGGTAATTAGATTTATTTAAAAAAGAGTTTATACATCCAGTTAATAAATCGTAATTATTAATGTTTGGAATTATTACCTCAACTTTTGGTGTTGATTTAAAATTGAATTCTCTATTAGTATATGAAATTTTAGTTTTAATTTTTAACGGTAAGATTTTTTCTATTGTATTATATTTTTCAACAAATTTAATTCTATTTTTTTCCCATTCATCGTTAGTCATTCCAATTGATTTGTGCGTTAACTCAACTGAAAATGTAACCCCAACTTTAACACCACTTACATGGTTACCAAAACTAAAATCAATATCATAAAAATGAAAACCTTTTACGTTTTCATCAAACTTATTTTTAATTAAGTTTTTATTTACAGCAAAAAACACACCATCAACACAACAAGTTTCAATAACATCATTAAACTTAGAGGAATATTTACTAACCCACGTTTTACCGTCTTTAGAGTGTTTTACAATTCCAACCATTTTACTAAAATCTTCCCACCATTTACCAGTATCTGACATAAAAGTACTACCGGCAACGCCTAATATACCATATCCGGAAACATTAAAATCATTGATTAGTTTTTTACCCCAGTTTTGATTATTAAAAATAATATCATCATGGCAAAAAACAACAATATTGTTAGTTGACTCATTTAATCCTTTATTATATATCTCAGTTAATGATACACCATTTGGATTTTCGTACATTAAAATCTCAACCTCATTAATTCCGCAAGTTTCCCTTACGTGTTTTTTGTAAGTTTCGTCAATTTTTTTGGTGCTTATGACTATTGTAAGACTCATCTATAAATTATTTTATTATTTTTTTATTCCCCAAAAATATAAATCACAATGATTTGGTTCGACCTCAAATTGATATGATGAAAAAATTTCGTCGATATTAATACAGTCACGGATATCTTGTTCTGTCACATTTTTGTAGTATTCAGAATCCCAATTCTCTCTAAAAACATTTGGCATCGTTATCCAATTTTCAGATGAATTTCCTTGTGATGTAAAACGTTTTTCTCTATCTATTCTGTCTTGTGTTTTTGTACCATGTACGGGTCTTCCTGTTGTTGCACAGGTGAAAATAAAACATCCACCACTTTTCAACATTCTAACCGCATTCTGTATACTCTCCTTATAAAATGGGTTGTGTTCCCAACATTCACAAGAAATTATAGTGTCAAATGTCTCATCTGGCGCATCATATTCATTTGCAGGACAAACAACATCTACACCTTTACCAGGTCCAATATCTAACCCAATGAATTCACAATTATCGAACCATGGTTTTTCATTACCATTTACATCAAAAGATCCAATATCTAAAACTTTTCTGTCTTTAAACCAATCTGGAAACGTTTCTTTTAATTTATTTAAATAATTTTTTTGTTCTTTGTGTGCCATATCTTTTTATAAATTATAAGATTTTTATTTTGAAAATAAAAATTATGTAACTAAAATTTTGAACCTTTTGATGATAAGTCATCATAGTTATCTATTTTATTTCTAAATGACTCATCTTTGTTGTATAAATCTAAACACCTATTTACCAATTTTTGTAAATTGATTGGATTTTCAACCGTTTTTAATTTAAATTTTTTATACACTTCTTCCAGTACATTAACACTTGTTAACTTTGTTTGAAATTTCATATTTATATATTTATATATTGTTAAAATAAAAAGAACGACACAATTGTGTCGTATAGTTTTAAGATTTAATTTGATTTAACTTATCAACAATCGCATCAACTTGTTTTTGTTGTTCTTCAGTTAAAGTAACATTTGAAGTTTGATTAGTTTGACTTTCTGTCATTGTTACATTTACACTAGTTGGTGTAACTTGTACTGGCTGATTTTGGTTCTTTTTTTTACATCCACAACCCATAGTAATTGTTTTTTAATAAATATTTGGTTTATTGATTTTTATTAAGTATATTTTTATAAACATAAAAAATTAAAATAAAAAAGTAAATGGATAAATCATTTAAACCCGTAAAAAGTGTTTACAATACTAATTATGAGGTTATTAGGAATATAATGAATTTGTATAATATTGAACAATTTGATTTGGATTGTACGTACTCTAAAGGTAATTTTTGGAAGAATTTACCTTCACCAAAATTTAAATCAGATATCACACCTATAAATGATTCTGTTATCTGTGCTAATTCGGAAAATCTACCATTTGATGGTGGTTCTATGTCAAGTATTATGTACGACCCTCCGTTTTTAATTGCAGGAAAAACATATAAAGACAATAAGGAAGGTAGTTCTATTATCGCTAAAAGATTTGTCTGTTATACCACTTACAATGATTTAAAAGAGAATTATTATAAATCATTAAAAGAATTATATCGTGTTTGTAAAGATGATGGTTTTGTGATATTCAAATGTCAAGATACCGTATCCGGAGGTAGAAATCATTTCACTCACGTTATGGTAATGCAAATGGCTGCTGAATTAGGATTTTACCCAAAAGATATGTTTGTGTTATTAGCTAAAATGAGAATTAATAGTTTTGGTGGTAGATGGACAAGACAAATACACGCAAGAAAATACCATTCTTATTTTTGGGTTTTTCAAAAAACAAAACCAAAAGTGAATTATAAATTTGATAAAATAATTACCGAACAGGATTTTGTGGTGTCCCAAGATACATTTTTACCCGATCACCAACCTTCCATTCTTTTGCGACACCCGCAGGAAATTCAATAATGTGGTCACCAATACCACTATATCTTTTATTACAGTCTTCATCACAAGGTTCACAATTTGAATGTATTCTACTTATCCTATCGTTAAGTACAAACACAATATCAAGGGGAATTAGACAGTTTTTCATCCAAAATGAATGATACCCCTTACCTTTATTAAAAACCATACAACCGTCTAATTCTTCTCTACCCATCATCCCTTTTTCCATCTCCTCAGGTTTATGGAGATATTCTGCATTATATACTTTGTTGTTAATTAGTATTGACATACTAATAATTATTTGACTTTATTGAATATTTTACTTATTCTTTATAAAAATAAGGTATAATGGAAAATCTTTTCAATGGTTTATTTCAATTTGAATCACAAAAACAATTTGATGATTTTATGAAAAATATAGATAAAAAATCCGCAATAAAAATATTAGAACTTTCAATAATTAACAATCAACAAAATGGTTTGTATTCTTTAGAAGAATCTTATTGTTTATATAAATGTATATCAAAATTAAAAGAAGATGAAAATGAGACTAATAACTAATATACTCTTAATAATTTTAGGTGTATTAATAAAAAATTTTGGTTTGGGTACTAGTGGGTCAATAGAAAAATATTTTTCAACTACAATTATAATACTTGGTATTTTAAACTTATGTTATGATTTAGTGACTTTAAAAAAGAAAAAATCAACCAACTCCCAATAAACCTAGATTTTTACCATCAACGTAGTAAGACCAATTTGTTGTGTCTGCGCTTATTGTACTATTCTTAATATTTGCGAAAAATTTACCTGTTTCTTCCGCATATGAACGAGTAACATTTACATTATTCAGTTTTATTCTCCCGGGATTTGTAGATTTAAAAATATATTGTCCTGAACCATTCCTATCTAATGTTAATCTTTTACTATTTGAAAACCCGTTTGTTCTAAATTGATTAAATACAGTTACACCTGTAACACCTACACCGTTGTCACTTGTAAAATATAATGTATGTGGTTCGGTACAATTAAAAATAAACTCATCAAAACTATTTCCTGTCAATCTAGTTGATGAACCATAATACATAACTGTATAACCGGAACTTGAACCTCTTTCAAACCTAACTTTATTGTATGTAAAGGCCCCACCGTTAAAACCAATTTCATTATTTGTTGAATCAGTAATTACTATTTCACTTGTACCACAATCAAATATAAGCGCTTCATTAGATAAATCCCAAACGGATAATGACGCTTGTGGATTTCCAGGACCAGTTAACGTTATAATACTATTATTCAAATAAAGTTCAGAGGGAAATAAATTAGTTATAAATGATGGGGCAGTTATATTTTTTGAATTAGTGTCAAAATTATGATGACGATGAACTATATAATTTGTGGAATTATAATCATCACCTAGTCTAACAGTGTGTCTAACTGGCGGTGTTATATTATCATATATGTCTAAAAGAAAATTATTTTGAACACCATTACTAAAAATATTTATATCATTGTTTCTCGGTTGTGCTTGTAATCTATTTGTAAAACCTGTTATACTATTACCTAAATTTATATCACCATAAACAGTTAAATTTTGTGTTGTATATGCACTAATTGTTCCATTAAATGTACTAATATCAAAGTCAAAACAAGTTGCTGTACCTGTTATTATAACAACTTCATTACCGGAATTAGTATCAAATATTGCTGAAATCGTACTACTTGGTACTGTAGAACCAGATGGTCCTCCCGAAGAAACAGACCAGTTTGATGTTGAATTCCATGATTTTGTACCACCTGAAACCCAATATCTTTCATCTGTTATGGTCCAACCTGAATTACTGCTAGAAACACCTTCAATACTACCTCTAGCATACCAAATATTTTCAACCGGTATTACTTGTGACCTTCTTATGTCTAAATAAAAACATTTTGTTATTTCTGATTGTGTTGACGTACTTTTTTGTATTGTGTATTGTGGTGTACTGCCAGAATTACCAATATTGTTTAAAATTATTCTTGCGGTTGGAATACCATTTACATTAAAAATGTCAACTGTTTGAGTAGACCCATCTTGAAACAATAATGAATGTGCCGGTATTGTGAAATTTGTTAATTTCTGACCAGATAAACTATATTCGTTTCCGTCTTTAAGTTCTCTAAATGTATTGTTACCAAGGATATGATTCGATGAAGTACTACCAGTTCTGTTAATCCAAAAAGTATCATACGTTTTATTTCCGCCGTTAAATGTGGCAATTGCCGCACTACTTGAATTTGTTAATTTTATTGTACTTCCAGTGGCGTTCAATGTAAATGTGCTGGGGTTATCAATTGACCAAACTGCAGTGTCCGAACCATTTGATTGAGTTATTTCCCATGTTGTGCCACTAGCAATTGTTAATGTTCTATTTGGTGTTGAATTATTAGTTAAAAATTTACCTATTGTTGCTCCACCATTACTAATTAGTGTTCCTGATCTTAAAGATAAAGTTCTAGGTGAACCATTTATAAATCCATCTACTTGTACTGTAGTCCCGGTTATATCAATATATGTTGGGGAATTACCTGAAATTGAAATCTTACCACTAAAATATCCTGAAGATTGTCCATTAAATTCAAAGTTATCAATTATAAATTGGTAATCATTAGAATTAATACCACTTATTGAAGAATTATCAAACAAAGATACTTTACCATCAGACCTAAATAATCCACCATTATTTAATAAAACACCATTGTTATAGATTAACGTATTAGAGGTGGGGGTTACAGTACAGTTGTGTGTAAATGTTCCTGCAGATATCGTTATTGCATTACAATTATAGTTTGCTAATGGGTTTGATATAGTTAAAATGGGGTCAACTGATAATGGTGTTTCTCTTTTTAAAATTGTATTTGTAACTGTCGATGTGCCTGACTGAGTTAGATATAATTCACCTCCGGTAATGTTCAAATTCCTTAAATCAACAGTACCATTTACAGAATTTAAGTATGTTATACCACTTGTAAAAATTTCTAAAAACCCACCAGTATTTTGATAAACGTCACTTAAATTTAAAAATTTACCTCCACTTAGAATATCTAAATTAACAAAATTTAAATTAGGGCAACTAAAATAGTCTGATCTGTTATAGATAGACATTATTTGTGTGCTTATTAATGGATTTGGATTACTTGTAAAATCTATATATCCACCGTTATATACATTTATTGTTCTACCCGAAAATACATTATCTGTTTTAAAAGTTACTCCACTCAAATTAAGTACACCTATATTTGTGTCACCACTAATAATTAATTTAGTATTATTTTTAGACGCGGTTATTGCAGAAGCTGATGAGAAGGTTGTTGTATTTCCATTTACATAAAAATATTGGTCGTTATTTCCAATAAAATTTAATTCACCAAATGTTGAATTTGTTGGGTCAAATGTTAAACCACTAAACAATGTTAAATTACCATATAAGTAAAGATTTGCTGCGGTGTATAACCATCTACCTGTGGATGTTGTAAAATCTATATTTCCTCTAACAATAAGACCATCACTAAAAATAAACCCAGTACCTGAAGGAATAGTTACATATAAATTATTAATGTTTGGTGGAGGTGTATCAAATCCAACTCTTTCAGCTATACAATTTATGTAAAAATCGTTTAATTGAAAATTATTAGCAGATCGAACAAGTTTTCTACCTAAAGATTCTCCAGTAATATAAATTGAATTTATACTTACAGTTAAACCAGTTGTGGTTGAAGTATTCCAAACAAATACCGATGTACCTGTCGTACTTCCACCACCAATTAAATTTAATTTACTTATACCAGTACATGTAACAGTTCTACCACTTGATGTTGTTGACACAAAACTACCAAGTGTTGCATTATATGTTCCGTTATCTCCATTAAAATTTACCCTACCTGTTGATAATGTAAACGTTACACCTGAATTTGTTTCAAAATAATCATCAAAATCATAAGTTGCGCCAGTTACTGTTGGGTTAACACTAAACACATTATTTATTGTCATTCCATTTCTAATCACTTTACGTGATAATGCGGAAGTTGCGTTTAATCTTATTTGTGCAGATGATGAGATTGATGGTGAACCAACTAATGAATAATTATTTGCACTACCATCCCCACCATTTATTGTTAAAATAATTCCAGATGTACTTGTAGAAAATCCTCCTGTGTATCCCGAAAAATTTACACTTTTGATTGTTGTTGACGCATTAATATTTAATGTTCCTGGCCCTGAGTTTTGATTTATAATAGCGTCATCTGCTGTAGTAATACTTACAGGTGTACCTGTAAGTTGTGCATTTGTATACCAACGAGAGGTGTTCCAATTCGCCGTTCCACCAGATAAATACCAATATCTTATTGCCATATATTAATTAGTCCTTATAAAAAATGTTAATACTTAATTCATTATCTACAGTTGGTGATGTTGTTCCAGTACTACTTACTGTTGTACCTACATTGTAAGTAATACCCGTATTAAAACTTATTCCTCCGGGAAAAGAACAGTTAGCGCCAGCACTTGATGGAATTACAACAGAAAATTTAAATCCCCCTGATATAGAACCAACAGACTGTACAGAAGTGTTGTCATAAAAACTAATTCTTCTTACATTCAATGAATCGTTATAAATGTACCATCCAGTTATTCTGGCCGGTGAAGACGTTATTACTTGTTGATTCACACCCGAAAGAGATACATAATGATGAATGTTCGCACCACCAGTTGATGTTTCTTGTATTGATGTTTTTATTGTCGATTGATTTGAAGCAACTACTACAGGTGTTGAACCTGTCATTAATGCTTGACCATTTGGATTTTGTGGATTATATGCCATGTTATTAAATTATATACCATTCTGTATTATCTGTTATCAACGTTATTGATGCATATTGTACTTTAATTTCTGCAGTTGTACCATCATCAATTGTTTCTGAAGTGTCAGCGTCAACTGTCACAATGTTACTAGTGTTATCTGTTTTTTTAATTGTGTATTTCGCTGTGTTACCGACTACTGTAGGTAGATTAATTGTAATTGCATTTGATGCCGCGTCAGCCAATATAATTAATTCACCTGTAGTTGCCGATACGGTATGTGTTGAACCAGTTACCTTAACTACACTATACCCACCTGTAGGTATTGTTTGTGTACTAAGTTGTCCAGTACTATCCGCAACAACCATTCTTGTTGTTGCACCTGAGAGATTTTCAAAAATATTTACACCTGTGGTTTTAACTGAACCACTAACAACTAATTTATTATTAGGGTCAGTATTTCCTATACCAATATTACCGTTTGACTTTATATAAATTGCATCATTGAAACCGCCATTTTCTTTAATTTGAAAAACAAAATCACCAGACCCATTACTACTTGTAGATGTAAGTTTACTACCTATTCTAGCAATACCAATGTTTGATGTGGTATGTTGAAATGACATCAAAGAATAAGAATTGGTTGTCGATGATTTATTTAAAATTGCTAGTGACGCGGTATAATCATCAATACCTAATGAACTATTTGTTTGAGTTGCTCTTATAGCATTAATGGTACTGCCACTATCTGTTGTTACTTCTAGTCTACATGATGGTGATGGTGTATTAATACCTAGTCTTTTATCCGTATTATTCCAAACAATATCTTGATCACTCGATAACGAAGAGGTTCCATTCCAAAATGCAACTCTTCCGGAAGTTCCTGAGCCTGCAATTGTACCTCCGGATATCGCTTGTGTACTTAAAACACCATTTGTGTCAGCAACAACCATTCTTGTTCCTGAACCAACTAAATTATCTACGGTTATTTTTCCGTCTTGACCACCTATTTTTAATCTTTGTGATAATGTCTGTATGCTTGTACCTGTTGAACCTGATGTTGATGTTCTAAAAATAATGTCACCTCCTTTACCACCACCAGTACCTCTACCAGCATTAATTTCAAAATTAGAACCAACAACATTTGAACCAATTGCCGATGGTGCATATAAATTCAAATTAGCACTTGAAGTACCACTAACATATGGTCCCGCACCTAAATAAAAATTATTTACATATGATGAACTATTAAATCCACCACCAATAAATGCGTATTGTGATGTTAGTCCTGTTAGTACTTGTGACGCATCGTTATTTTCGTATCCACCACCAGCAATGATATGTATTGAATCACTTGTTGAAGAAGGAATATTAGTTTGATCTCCACTACCAATAAATGTATTTTGTGTTCCTGTGGTGTTTCCTCTTCCACTATTTCTTCCAAGATGAACTGAGTACCTACCACCAGATGTTGTTGATGACGAGGAATTGACACCAATGGAAATTAATGAGGTTGCTCCAGTCAAAATAGATGTTGCAGCCCCTCTACCTATAAAAACACCGTCTTGTGGATTGTTGTCGTCATTACCAACATCATCAACACCCGAACCAATTCTAATTGCAGTTTTAAGAGGTATGTTGATTGTGTCAAAGAATTTTAATTTACCTTGTATATCAACATTACCAACAACATCCAATATATTACCACTAGTTATCCCTGTTGTTCCAATACCTACACCTCCAGATGTTGTATTAAATAAAACATCACCTCTGGTATTTTCAAACGCTATCTGTCTACCATTAAATGTAGCACTTACATTTGGATTATAATAAAATGCTCTAACTGTACCACTATATGGACTACCAACCGTTTGATAAATTGGTTCAACAGTTAAAAAATTAAATGTGGTGTCACCAGATTGACTTAATACCCTACCTGTTAATTTTGTATTATTAAATGTTCCTCCATTTTGTGACAAATCACCAAAACCTACTTCAAGTTCTGTAAACCCACTTGTTATTATATTACCACCAACAGTACCAATAAAAGTTCTAGTTCCAGACTTATTTGGAACACCGATTTGAATTTTCTCACTACCACCGGAAATTTTAGGTGCACCATCACCAAAACTAAAAACTATTCCATTACCAAATGTTGTAGTGTCACCAGTACCAATACCAATTCTTGTATCACCACTAACATCTAAAATATACAACGCACTTGGAGTTGTTGTACCAATACCAACTGATGTGTCATTATCGGTTATTAATGAACTTGCTTTTTGTTTTTTGGTGGAACCAGCACCATCCCAAACAACCACTCTATTGTCTGTGCCTGAACCATGTGTTAATCCTGTTATTGTAAATGCGTTAGAACCCGTATTTGTAGTTGTTGTTACTTCACCATTAGTATCGTTAAATGTTGTTGTTGTTATATATGTATCAGTAAATCCTGAGGTTAATCCAGAAACATTAAAAGGAGGTGCACCGTTACTTGTAAATGTTATTACTCCATTACCTGGATTGTATGTTCCTCCCGTAATAGTTACGTCTGCAGCCAATGACGATAAATCCACACTAAATCCTGTATTGTAGTTTGTGTAAATAAATAAACTGTGTGAGGGTTGTCCTGGTGGTTGATATGTAAATCCTGTTATTTTAGGTAAGTTTGTTAAATACTGACCATCACCATAAAATGTGGTACCAGATATTGTTGTTGCAGATATTGTTGGTACATTTAGTTGCCCTGTTAATGTACCTCCGGTCGTGGATAAAAAAGAAGGTAAATTTTGATAGTATGTTGCATATATTGTTGTTGCTGTTATCCCACTTTGAAATATCGTATCTCCTGATACTGTACCACCAGTTAAAGATAAAAAATTATTTCCTGAGCTACCTATTGTGAATGGTGTCCAATCGGATGCTGCTCCTGTCCATGTATTTCCTGTTAATGTATAATACGTTACCGGTGTTCCTGAAACACCAACCACCATACCGATTCTTCTCCTCGCATTAGGGATTGCATACATGTCCGCTAAAGAACCAACGTTTCTCCATCCATCTATACCATATATTGGGTCAATAACTGCATATTGATCTGAAGTGTTTGTCGGTGATATGAAACCTAAAACTTGTACTCCTCCTGATATTTCACCCATAATTAATTAATGTTTTTATTTTTTATCATTGACATAACCAAGCATTATATTGACCTGCGAATTGATTATCTGTTTTATATATCATATACGCTGTCGAAACACCGTATGTGTTTGTAAACGACACTGTTCCACCAGTTGTGTACGGTATATTAGAACCTTGACAACCTGATGTAGAATTTCTTAAATTTGTTGGTTGTGTTAATCCAGTTGGAATTATTAAGTATCCGTATTCTGGATTTACAGTTGGGTCCCAAGTAATATAATTGTTAACGACACTTGTCACTAATGCAGTATCAGTTAAACCCGTAATTTCTAATGGTGTTATGGTGGTACCGGAATATTTTCCATAATACCATCTATATCTCCAGTTACCATTTATTGAACGAGTAAATAAATTACTTCGAGTATCGTACGCACTAATTGTATAAATAAGTTGAGTTGTTGGTGTTGTACTTGAAAATGTTGGAGATGTGGTTGTTATTGATTTTGAAGTACCTGTTAGACCATTTGATATTGTTCTGAATTGTGATGTTCCAGTGTACTCTATAATTGATATTGTGCCCGCACTTAAATTTTGACTATCTTGTATTCCCCAACTATATGTTTTTGTTCCTGCTGTTACAGATTGACCTAATTCAAATGTCGGTAACGTAGGACTAACACTAAATGACGAAAATGCCGGTTCTTCATATGGATACAATAATAAATCCCAAACTTCTTGAAATGTTTTTCCAGTTAATATTGTATTTTCAGCAATACCCCCTACTTGTATTGTTGTTGCACCTGTATTTGTAAATGATAATGAACCACCATTACCAAAAAACGTACCACCACTAATTGTTGTTGCGGTTAAACCTGCTTGAAATGTCGTTTGACCAGCAACGGTACCACCTGTAAATGTTCCTCCACCGGAACCAGTTGTTCCTGTAAAATTTACACCAAAATTTGGGTATGTACCTGTTATTTGAATATTTGTACCACCGGATATTGTTACAGTTTGGTCTGGATTAGAATTACTTATCGTTATACCTGTGTTACCACCAGTAACAGATATACCTGTACCACCACTTATTTTGGTTAGTATGTCACTACTATTGACATTTATAGTACCTGCGGTTATACCCGATACGAATAAATTTTCCGCAAATACATTTTTTAGATAATTTTCCTGAGTTCCTAAATCAACATCACCAAAGTATGGGTCAGTATCAATTTGTGACCAATTTATTTTCTGTAACGACATATAAAAGTTTATCTTTTAAATAAATACTTTTATTTGACGTTTAATAAATTAAAAAAGGGGGTTAAACCCCCTCATTATAATGATTTTTTATTTTTTCTACTATTTCGTCTTCACTTTCGAAATCTTTTCCCGGAATATATATGAATCCGTCATCAGAATTTTCTTGTTTAATAAAAACTGTCGGTATTAAATCCTCACCAGTTTGTTCTACTACTTGTTCCCAAATTTTTTCATTTTGTGTTATTTCAACATCTAAATATGGGATATTAATTTCATCAAGTCTATCTTTCAAACTTGAACAATGTGAACAACCATTTAGTGTAAAAATAACAATAGTATTCTTCATTACATATTTTTTAGAATTTCTCTATAAAACGACTCCAATTGTACTCCTGTTGAACGACTTATAAGTTTATTACCATCAAAAAACATAACGGTAGGTACTGAACTAATACCAGAATTAATTAAATAATCTCTATTTGTGTCAGCATTTAATTTTACAAATTTGATATCAGGGTAATCTGATTCAATTTTTTCTAATCTTGGTACTAAGGTTTTACATGGACCACACCAAGACGCGGTTATGTCCACTAACATTTTTGTATTATTACTTTGTAATTCTTCTAATTTTTTTGTGTCAATAAATTCCATTTTAAAATCCTATTTTACTTTTATTATTTGTTTTATAAAATTCAACGTCTACATTATAGATATCCGCTAAAGCCATTTCTTCTGTAGAAGTATAATCTTTTTCAAGGTGTTTTAGTAGTTTATTTGTATTTTCAACAGAAAGTTTTTCAAATTTATGTTCCGCAATTAATCTTCCTTTACGAAGTAATGCTGGATCAATCTTTTCTCTTTTCATATTGAATGTTGCAATTATCTGAATATTCAAACAATCACCCAAAATACCGTCAGTTATGTTTAATATGTTTGAAACACCAACCGCCGAACCATTTCCTTCTCTATCCGCAATTACTCTTTCAGCATCTTCTATAATTAATATAGAATTTTTGTGTGACATAAGAAATGGTATAATTGATGGTTCAGATAACATTTCCGCCATTGATGGAGGAATAAACAAGATATTTTTTTCTTCAATTAAACTAGTTAAATGTTTTATGTAAGAAGTTTTTCCTGTACCTGGTTCACCATGTAGTAAAATAATACCTTTACCGTTTGGTTTATTTAATCTACTAACTATTAAATCATGTATTTTAATAAATTCTTCACCATAATTTAAACCTAAATCCATAGGTGGAATTGTTAGGTCATAATCTTCAACATCTAAATGACCCATATCACTTTTAACCAAACTGATACTTGATTTTTTCTTGTCTCTCTTAAATTCAGATATTTTCTTTAGATTAATTTGTTTATCTAAACTACCTAATTTTATATCATATAAAAATGTAACTTGAACTAAATCATCATTTTTTTTATTTGTTTCAATTTTTTTGGGAGAAAAGAATGAATTGAAACTCCAAACGCTATCACCCATTTGGTTATCAATTTTTATCATCATCCTTAACTTTTCGTTTACAAACAATGCGTTTGAAACTTTATCTTCTCTTCTATTAACGGTGGATATTAACGAGTGTTTTTCAAACCCAATTGATTCAAAATATTTTATAATGCTCTGACAATAGTGTGTACTATCTGAATATTTTGATACTATTGAATCAAAATTCACAACAAAATATTGTTCCGCAGGAATTTCACTACCATACGAGGTATCGTAAACCTGTATGAATGACGGACGTGTTTTTTCCGTTAACTTTAATGATGACATGTAATTTTTTATTATTAATTTAAACAAATAGAACCATAACCATTAACCTCAAAAAATAGATTACTATCTTTTTCTTTTTCAAAATTTGAACCATTTACCATTTCTCTTAATAATTCAAATTGTTCTCTAGAAAGTTCGGGTTGATTAGCGTCTTCAAAATTTTTTTGTGCGAATTCGGTTAAAAATTCAAAAAATGTGTCTTCATCTTTTTTTCCAATAAAGTAATCTCGAGTCTCTTTACTTTTTTTAAAGTAATCTTTCACATTCTGAATATAAATTAAAACTTCTGGTGACATATTATCGTGTTTTTTCAATTTGGTCCAAAGTTAACGAAACTGATGTATCTCTTCCAAATATTTTTACATTAATTTCTACTTTGTTATCCCTAATCTCATTAACTATACCGTGAAATGTTTGAAAAGGACCTTCTAAAACCAAAACCTCATCCCCTTTCATTAGTCTTATCCTTTTTGATTCTAAGTGATTCTCCAACGCATCGTCTTTTAGTATTTTTTCAACTTCTTCATTTCTAACCAAAAGAGGTGTTTTGTCTCCCATCATACCCATGATACCTTCGAACCCTGAAATATACTTTAATTCACTATCATTTAATCTTTTAAATGATTCAAAATATAAGTAACCACTATAAAGTACTTTCTCTTTAACTATTTTTTTCTCCTTAACTGAAACTGATGTGTGTTCTGTTGGACAAATAAATCTACTAATATTTTCTATTTTACCGGTCTGTATTTGTTGATTAAACTGTTCGTTTAATTTTCTTTCTCTACCCGGCATAACTTTTATAACATACCAAAATGATTCCATGTAAATAAATATGTTTTAATAATTCATTATCAACAATTCAGTACCTTCGTTCTGTGTACCGTCTTTTTTAGCTGCTGCCGCTTTTTTGAAATTCTTATTTTCCCACCTATAATTAGTTTGTGGGAACCAAACATTAAGTAGAGGAAAATCATAGTATGATAAACTAAATTTTCCTTTAATGTCTTTTAAACAATTTGCCAATCTTTCATGGTCATTTCTGTCAAAATCATGATTTGAATAATAATTTTCCGTCTTCCAATATGGTGGATCCATATAAAAATACGTGGTTTCAGAATCGTACTTTTTAACAACCAATTCAAAATCCATATTTTCAATAAATGTTATTTTATCAAAATGTTCTCTATATTTTGGATGTTTCAATTTATCCATGAAAATAAGAACCTTACAACGATATTTTCCTTTATAGTCGGTATATGATGATGTTTCAGGTTTTGAACCAGAAAAAACTTGCGTTAATACATAGACATATTTACACGCAATCTCAAATTTGTTTTCTTCTGTTATCACCAAATTATCAACAAATATTTCGGATTGATATTGTTTAAACATTTGTGCGTACTCGGGTGGTGTATCAACTACACCAAGTTGTTGACAAGGGTATTTAGATAATTCTTCCCAAAGTCTATCATATTCCTTAGTACAACTAAATAAGTTTGCATTAAGACCATTAAAGTCATTATAAACCACAGTTTTAAGATTTGGGTACTTAGACAGGTCCATATTAAAAAAGACCCAAAACATACCGGAAAACCCCTCTACATAGGTTTCTATATCATTTGGAATGAAAGGGACAATCCATTTACCAATTCTTGCTTTACCACCAATATAAGATATCATTGTTCTGTTTTTAAAAATTATAAACAAAAAAAACGATAAAAAAAAATGCTTTGAAAATTGAATAAAATAGTATATATTATGATATGGCATGTTCAAATTGTAAACAAAAAAACAAAGAAGTTATTGGTGAAGAAAAATTTCAAAGAAGAGCCGACTTTGTTGATAAATGGGGTGGTTGGTTTATCTTAGTTTGGTTTCTTTTGGGTTTATATGGTCTTTTCTCATTGATATCTAAATTTTTATGAAAAACGGAAAATATTTCATAGTTCTTTTCTGTAATAAGAAAAGAATAAAAATTTTATTCCGGTGTATGAAAAGAACCACTGTTTATGAGTATTGGAGAGAATTCAAGACTCAGAAAAAACCTGCATTTGTTCAAGAACAAGGTGGTAAAAGACAACAAAAACTTCACTTTGAATTAGGACTTATTTTCCCAAATAATAGATGGGCCACAAAAACTTATGTCAGAGATAGTTTAGGTAGAAACGTAGAAGCAAAAATTGAAGATAATAAGTTCAGAATTAAAGAAATTATTCCATATTGGAAAGAAGAACTTATTTATGATTTTAACACTAAAAAAAGAATTCGATACCATCAAATGATGGAATATATTAATTCAGTAACAGAAATTGCTCAGATATTCACACTTAATAATAAATTGTTTGTTCAGATAGAAAACGATGTGAGATTATTTGGTAACAAAAATATTGAAGACGCTAACAGATTATTTGAAATTGTAAAAAATGATTTACTAAGTAAAAAGAAAACAAATTTTATATTTGTAAAAGATATTACAACACACCAAAGAAGTTTACTCTATAAAATGTTGGAAGATAAAGGGTATAAAAGAACAGAATTATTTAGACACTACTCGTATTAAAAAGAATATCAACCGTTCCAATAGTTATATTAAAACTTGATTTAGGTTTTTCTAATTTTTTTGCATATTTCTGTTCGACTAAATTGAAAACTCTGTCAAATTCATTTTCACTTACTTCTACAATTATTGTTCTCGATTTAGATTCAATATTCATTTTTTCCAATAAATCTGATACTATAGCCAATTGATTTAATAAATCACCTTTTTTTTCCATATCCAAATATTAACAATATTTTTTGTAACATTGTTTTTTTAGGTTCGGGTGCGAACATTTTTGTTTTGTCTAATTTTTTTATATCCTCAATCATTTTCTCCTTGTGGCTCTGTATCTCCAAATTGTCCTTCGACATCTCCTTGTTCAACCATTCCAATCCTTGGTGTAATCTCTTGTCCATAATCGTTCAATAAATTTATATCTTTTAATTTACTTAATGATTCTTTTTGAAATAACTCTTGCAATTCTTTTACTTTCTGCTGAAACAATCTTTGTTTTTCTTCTTCCTCTTTATTAATCGTGATAATTTCATTCGCACAACTTATTACAACATCGTATCCTTCCTGATTGGCATTAGAAATTAATGACAACAAACTAAATTTATCGTTTTTGTCTTGAACTTTAGTTTTTACTGACCTATAAGGTGCAACTATTACATCATATTTCCAATTTAGAGGTAATTTAATATCTAAACTTACATTGTTATCAATTTCCCGTAATGAGAAAAAATATGGTTTTAGTGATTTTATTGTTTCGAACATAAATGTGTTAAATGATAAAATAAGTTATAAAATAAGATATTGCAAAATATAAGAAAACTTGATTAGTATTAGAAACTTTTAACACTGATGGATTGTTATCCATTAATTTTAAAACGAACTCCACAACAAATCTTAAAATATATACAATACTTAAAATAAATAAAAATGTTTTAATTTCCTGTGTCATGTTTTTTAATTTCGTCTAAAATTTCCTTCCTATATTTAGGAATTAATGTTTTTATTTCTTGTGCGTATTTTCTTGCCCTAATAGATGCACTGTGATTACCTTTATCAAAAACTTTTCGGGTTTCAACAGACATTTTTTCAACAAGTTCTTTTATTTCTTTTAACGTATCCATAATAATATCCTGTTTTAAATATTAATATACGGATTTTTTTCTACTTTTTCAAGTTATTTTCAAACATTTTATAAACTTCTATCACCACATCAAGTTCGGATCTGGTTTTTTGATATTTTAAATCAAATAACTTGAACAAATACTCAGATATTTTTACTTTTTCACCATCAAGTTGAACAAAATAATATGCTTCTAAGAAGAAATTCCAAAAATACTCATAATGATTACCCCGGGATTTAAAATGTATTTTTTCCTTATTAAATGAATTTATAATTCTGTCCCAACACCATGTAAAATGACCTCTTTGATCCTTTTCATATATCAATACGTCAGGACCTAAATAAGTTTCTTCAACTAAATCGTATAAGGAAATTAGAAAGTCGTAAAAAAGTTCTGTTTTTTCACGACTTATATTGTACGCTTTACACCAAATATCAATTTGATGTTTATAACTTTCTGATGTAATATACTCCATAAAATCCTCATTATTTTCCATAACCTATATTAAATTTAATATAAGGATAAAAGAAAATAAAAAGAAGATATTACTGAGTTTTTTTGTTATAAGATAACAAGTGTTTCATTTTATTCATTTCTTCTAATAAAACACCTGGCACTTTTTTTTCTGATTCTTTAACAATTTTTACAGGTTGAGCATCTTTGTTGTACATCGGTGCTTCTTTTCTCTTCTTCTCTTTTCTTTCTGCATTTTTAGCGACATTCTTACCTAAATCACTTTTAACAACATTTGCAGCATCCTGTGAATTACCCATAGTTGAATGACCTTCTAACGCCTTTTTTAATCTATCCTTAAATTTATCTGATGGTTCAAATTCATATCTTAAATCTTGTAATCCACCTCCTCTATTATCACTTATAAATTCTTCTTCTTCACTTGTTCTTTTTACAGTTGCTTTTTCACCTTTACCAATTTGTTTAGGGAATTCTGGATTGTCATTATTGTTAAAAGAAGCTGCTTTTTTCATCTTATCACCAACACTCTTAATATATTCGTCATTGTCTTTTTTACTTCCTTTTTGTGCTTTTTTGGTAACTTCTAATCCACGAACAGATTCTTTTACCATACCCTTAATAATATCAACTAATTCAGACTCAGTTACACGAATTTTTTTCTTTGATTCCATCATTGAACCACATTCCATACACATTCCTTCTTTCATTTCACTTCCACACTCATTACATGTTTGTTTTTCTTCATACATGTCTGTTTCATTCACTTCATCTTCAAAATCATAATCATCATCTCCCATATCTTCAATGTGAGGTGTTTCCATACCTGTACCACCACAACCTTTACATTCATGACCCATAGAGTCCACACCAGCACCTTGACATTTCATACACTCAAGGTCACTAAAGTCATCACCTTCAACATGTGAAGGGTGTAATTCCATTAAATGACGATGTAAAGACTCTTTTAAACTCTTTTCTGAAGTTTTATTTGTTATTCCAAAATACTCTTCTTCACTTATTTCTTCTTCTTCCATTTGACCACATTCCATACAATCTTCTCCTTCACCCATTTCTTCTTCATAATTCATCATTTCTTCTTCTTCCAAACTTTGCCATGATTCTTTTACGTCATATTCTTCACCGTCAACGGTAAATGTATCTTCTCCAGCTTCTTTAGCTTTATTTAATGCGGCAACAAATGCATTACCTTCCATTGGTTCTTGATGTTTCATATCTGTATTTTCTTTTTCTTGTAGTTTTTCACCCATTTCATCTAATTTATCAATCATTTCTTCGTATGATTCGTACATACCTTTTTCGATTATAAATTGTTTACCTGGATGGTCTTTTTTATAAATATCTAAATGACTTTCAGCTTCTTCTTTTGTTTTAAATGTATCAACTAATTGTCCTTCACATTTTATGTGAAACACATCTTTTCCTTCGTTGAGAATATTCTTCTTAACCTCATCGTAAAGAAAACTTTCCACAATGTTCATTAATTCATTTGCTTTCATATCAAATAAATATCTGTTTTATTTCATTTAATACTAAATTTTCGATTTCAGTCTTAGGAATTCCTGTTTTTTTAGATATTTCATCGATAGATTCCCTTAAAACTTCCAATGCGTTAATATCACCCTGATTACAATAAGGAAATTTCTTACATTTATCCTTAATTTTTATAAAAACTCCACCGGGACCACCCCATTTAGGGAAATTCTTATCTTTAACCGCTCTACTGTTCTTAATTGAGTCTGGTCCTTTAATTTCTAACGGATTTTTACGACCTTTTGTTGTTGAACCTAAAAAAGGTACATCGTAAGAACCTGAAGAACTTGCATCTGTTGCTTCATCCAATTCAGTATCGAAATTTGGTATATTAGTGATTTTTCTCTTAATTACTTTCCCACCAAAAGCACCAGCTTCAAATGAACCAGATGAATCTGCACCCATCGATTCTTTTGCCTCCACTTTTTTTAATTTAGTATAATAATTTGGGTCTTCCGATAGGTGATCAAGTGCAATTTCTTTTGCTTTTTCTTTACTTTTGGTATGTTCCATTTCAACCTTCATTCCCATACTCAATTGCTTTTTCAATAAAGTAATCATATTGTCAGTATCATGGTACTTTTTTTTACTATGTTTCTTAGCAATATCTTCAAGTGTTTTATTATCACTTAAACCACCTTTTAATTTTTCTCCTTCATTAACTTTTTTCTTTCTACCTTGACAATGTGCTCTTTGACTAAACCCTTTAGGGTTATTGCAATCAATTGAACGTTTGTATTTTTGTGACCATTTTTCTTCTACTTCTGTCTTTTCTTCACTTCCTTTAGAAATATATTCATCAATCCAAGATTGTAATTCATTTACGTTTGGACTATGGTCTTTACCTTTTTTTCTTGTAATATCCTTATGTGCTAAACTCACTAATTTTAATATATCTTCTTTAGAATAATTTTTCTTTTTCATTATCTTACACTTTTAAGGGATTGTTCCCAAAATGACTTTTTTTGCCATAATGTTTTGAACAATTCGACAACAACTTTAGTAGATAAGTCTACGATTTTATCGTCTATCTTTTTCGTTCCCAATTCGTCTTGAATTACTTTAACAACGATTTTATGTGCTTGTGTTGAGTCCATAAAATCTTTAATCTCTTTCTTAACTATTTTTTCAATTTCTCTCTTATCTTCGTTTGTTAGTGCCATTATACATTTGTTTGTCTTTGTATTATCAGTGGTTCCATACCATCTTTAAACACCTTCTCAAATTTTACTAACTTATCTAATAGTATCATAACTTCTTCAGATAACTCTAACATGTCACTATTCATATACAAACCTCCATCCTCTCCAGCGATAAATACAAAATTTATCTCTTCATCGGTTAATGTACCATCTAATCTTATTTGTTTTTCAGTAATCGTAAAACCAGGTTCAAAATCAACTATTTGAGAAACTTGTGTTCTAAAATTATCAATCATAGATGAAATACCTGTTTTTTGTTTTTCATCAAGTTTCATATCAGATTTATCACTGGATATTAATTTGGTCTCGACATCATTTATTACAATTACGTCACTTTTTTCATCAGTTCCGTCTGTACTAAAATCTGTTTTTTCTTCCTCCTCTTTTATAATGTTTTGAGGATTCTTAGATTCTTTAATTGTTCTGATGGTTTTAAGCATACCTCTTATCTCATCGTAACTATTATTTGTTTTCTTCTGTATTGACATAAAATTTTTTAAAATTAAAAGAAGGGTTTATATCTGTATAAATATTTGAAAAATTGGATTTACATACAATTCCACGGAAATTATGAATGTTTTTATCATATTCTTGTGAGGGTACTATATTATATGGTATATTATGTTCATTACAAATACTTTCGCATAATTCAACCAGTGAATCTATTTGATTATCTTCATATTTGTCCCAAAAAAAATGATTTCTCCAATTTGAAGTGGCGGGTACTGACCTGTATGGGTCTTCTATCCAATTGTGTAAAATTCCGGTTATGGTGTTTTTATTTAACCAACCTAAATTTTCTATAGCAATTTTGATAAATCTCTTATCTAATTTATTATCATTAAAAGTTCTTGAATAATAATTAGTGTCAAATACTTTGTAAACTAATCCTAACTTAGAAACAATAAAATGTGGGATATCTTCGTATTTTCCGTTCTTACGATACTTTAATTTACTAATAAAATCGTCAATTCTTCTATTAGTGTCGTATAAAAAAATTTGATTTTTTTTTACTCTTCTTTTGACTACGTTTAGTTTTTTGTTATCTAACGTGTCTACGTTGTGAATTACCAACATTTCTCAAAACTGTTTTTTTATTTCCTTTTATTAATATCGGTTTTGGTGAATTTGTTGGTTTGTTAACGTCATTTCCAACTAAATGGATTGAATCCAAAAGTTTTGTTGGTTCCTCTGATAATATTTCGAAGTTTTTTTTTTCTTCCATAGTTTGGTCGTCACTATCAGTTGGAATTGGTGTTGGAGTATGGGTAGGTTCTGGTGTGGGGGTTGGTGTTGGAGTATCCGTTGGTTCAGGTGTGGGTGTATGGGTAGGTTCTGGTGTTGGAGTATCCGTTGGTGTGGGGGTAGGTGTTGGTGTATCTGTTGGTACGGGGGTGGATGTTAATTCAGGTGTTGATATGGGTGTTTCAGTAGGATTAAAAAGATTATTAAACCAAACAGGTGTTGCTGTAGGTTCAGGAATTAAGTTTTTTTTTTCTTCGTCCTCTATTACTTCTTTTTCTGATTCATTCTCAGGTTTAATATCCAAATCGGAAACTTCATCATCCGGTGGTATTGAATTAATAATGTCTTCATTTTTTGTCAACATCATTTCAGATGCGGTTTTTGGTGCCTGAGATGGTTTTATCAAAACTTCTTCCAATTTTTTCAACTCTTCGTTAGTAGGTGTATATTTTTGTTTTTCTTTTTCTGCTTCAATTTTACCTGCTTGTTTACTAATTTCTTCAATATCAACTACGGGTTGTACATTTGGTTCTACGGTTTGTTGTTTTTTCTTTTCCTCTTCAGTAAACTTAACTAACATATGAAGGAAAGACAATGAAATAATTGGTAACATACCTCCAGCAAATAATGCTAAAAATCTTTTGTGTCCAACAAAATCATTATTATCAACACCCATAAATTCTACAATAGGTGAAACCATACCTACCCAATCTTGAAACGATTTACTTTCGATGTCGATAAAACTATATGCAAAAAATATATTTCCAATAAATTGAATTATGGTTACAATAGCAAAAGGGAAATACACTTTTTTTCCCATATTTGCAGATAACGCGGCTAATGTTGATAATGCAGCAATTTCAATACCTACTGAAAGATAAATTGACCACGTTACCGGATTTGATATTCCATACCATTTTGTTACGTGTGAAATAGATACTATTGCAACTGTAAAGATTGGTATTAAAAATGCAGCAATTATTAATGTTTTATAATTTTTCTGTAACCAAGTTTTCATATTACTTTAATTTCCCTTCAAGTGTAGTTATTTCTTGGTCAATTTGTGTTTGTCTATTAACATCAAGAATTTTACGATCGGTAGACTGAATCATTCTTTTCTCTGATTTCAAACCTTCAATTTGTAGTCTGATATCCAATTCTTTTTTATTGTAAGTAGAATCATTTAAATCCTTTAATTCTTTTCTAATTTTAGAAATTTCTCTACTATCACCACATGATTTAAAAAATGATAATAGTATAATCACTAAAACAATAATTGTGAATTTTTCTTCAATAAATTTTTTCATAATTTTTTTATTTTATAAATAGTTTAATAGCATAAAACTTTCGTTTCTAAGTTTTTTTATTGCTTTATCTCTTAATTGTCTAATTCTTTCTTTTGTACATCCAAACTCTTCTCCTAAGTCTTCTAAATTAGATTCAGTACCGGTCAATCCATAATATCTTTCAATTATTGTTTTTTCTCTTTCATCGAGAACACTTAACATATAATTGACTTTCTTTTTTATTTCATCAGGGGTATTTAAAATCGCATCCGGTGATTCAATATTTTTATTTGGGAGTAAATCAATAAGTTGGTCACCATCTTCATTAATTTCTTTACTTAAACCAATACAATATGGTAAATTAGTTGGATTGTATGGGTCATCACTATATCTTTCATACAAATTATCTTCTTCTTTTACTTCTTCTTTTTTTATTTTTTGTGACTCTTGAACAAGATTTGATGGGATTCTTATTGTTCTAGAATTCTCATTTAATGATGCCATTATTGATTGTCTTACCCACCATACAGCATATGAAATAAATTTTAACCCTGATGTTGGGTCAAACTTTTCCGCTGCTTTGATTAAACCATAATTGCCTTCAGATATTAAATCAAGTAAATCCATCCCTTGATTTTGATACATTTTCGCAACCGAAATTACAAACCTGAGATTACCTATAACTAATTCATTGTATAGTTCTCTTTTTTCATTTTTTGTTAAATTATTGTCGATTAATTTTTGGAAAATTTGCTCTTGTCTTTCATGACTTATGACAGGGATTTTACGAATATCTTTTATGTATTGATTTATTTCTTCTGTGTTGATTATAATTGATTTTTTCATTTGTAATGATTGATGGGGGTGCGTAAAAAGAATATAACTAAAAAAATTCAATTTTCAAAATTATCAAGGAAATTTTTTTCATCTTTAGTAAGACTACCTATACCCTCCTTTTTAATTTTGTCAAGTATTAAATCCAAATCCATCTTCGCTTCCTCATTCGTATTTGGTAACTCGTCCACCTTAAATTTGAAAATATGTTCATTAATTGAACTTGGAATGTGTGCAGATACCATTCCGCTTTTTTGAAAAAGAAAGTAATAATTGATATTTTCGTTATCCAAAAGATTGAAAATTTCAATCGAAAGTTTAGTTTGGTCAGTAGAGGATTCAAAGATTAAAATGATGTTTTGAAGGTTTTCTATAATATACTTTACGGATTCAATTGTTTCTGATTGTGAAAAAATTTCGTTACAAAAATATTCTACATCCTCATGGTCTTCAAATTGTCCATAAACAAACAAAATGTATTGATTCATTCATGTATTCTATTTTACAATGCTAAGTACCCCAAGAACTAAAACTAATATACCACCGGAAACAAAAGTCCATTTGTTTTTCAACTTTTGAACTTTTAATGATGTCTCAAGTTTTTTTGTGTGATCTTCTAAAATACCGTATTTCGTTCTTTCATCACTAATAATTCCGCTGAGGTTATCGATTTTAATCAGTTGCTTGTTGATGATGCTGTCTTTGTATACAGACTTGATTTCACATTCATTCAAATGTTCTTCCGTTAGTTTTAATACGGCTTTAGCGGAATCTCCACTCAATAAATCCTTCATTATCAACCTAATAGTTGATATCTTGAAGCATTTTTCATCATTGTCTATTCCCGTATCTGTTTGAGAAAAACTCGTCAATCTGAGTCCTGTTAAAAGTATCAATACTAATAATTTTTTCATGATATATTTCTTTTACTATTGTTTTTTCTTGTTTTATTCTTGTTATATTGTTATTGACTTTTTCTATTTCATTATGATACTGAGTAATCACTGAATCAATTTTTTTATTTTCTTCTTCGTATTTTTTAATGTTATTATTCAAAGAATCAATTTTCGCTTTAGATTCTGCAGACATTTCTACATTTGGTGATAAAACAAAAAATAACCAATATACTATTACACAGCCTATTACTAAGAGTAATATTGTGTTTATGTGTTTTCCTATCGAAGTCATATACTCTTTTTATATATAAATATGATTTATTTATTTTTTCTAACAACAATTTCATCTATAATTCCATATTCCAACGCTTCTTCTGATGATAACCATAAATCTCTTGTTGCGTCTTTTTTAATTGTGTCAGATGATTTCCCACAATATCCTCCAAGTAAATCAAAAAGAATATCATTCATTTTTTTCCATTCAATCATGTCTATTTCTGCATCTTGAATATTTCCTCTAAATCCTCCACTAGATTGATGTAACATCGTTCTTGAAAATCTTAAAGAACCTCTTTTACCTTTTGTCCCTGCTCCAAGTAAAATTGAACCCATAGACGCCGCCATTCCTGTGTTTATAGTTTTAATATCTGAACGAATGTAATCCATAACATCAACCATAGATAAACCAGATTTTACACTTCCACCCGGACTATCAATATGCATAGTAATGTCATTATTATCTAATGAATCCAAAAACATCAATTGAGCTTGAACAATTGTTGACATATGGTCGTCAACAACTCCCGCAACCCAAATAATCCTTTCCATCATCAATCTTGAAAATACATCCATGATGGTGACATTCATTTGTCTTTCTTCCAAAATATATGGTGTGAGACTGTTTTCAATTCTTTTGTTGTAATAATCTAGTTTTAAGGAACTAATGTTTTGGTCCTTAGCAAATAGTTTAAAATCCTTGTGGTTTTTTTCTGTCATTTCTAAAATTTTAACAAATGTAAAACAATTTTTTTATGTTAAGAAATTTTTGTTGTTACGAACTCAATAGATGATATATTATCATTTTTATTAATCATTACCAAATTGTCTGACCAATTCCTAATCAATGTGTTATGCGATATAACGATTATATGTTCAAAATAATTTTTAATTTTTTTGAAGAATTCCCCAACCATTTCTAAATTCTCGTCAGCAATTTTACCAAATACTTCATCCATAACTACTATATTTGGTTTAGGTAATGACGATATCTTGGTAAGAACACTTCTAATTGCCAATGATGAAATTGTTCTCTCGTATCCTGAACCGGAATTTAATGGTTTAACCACTCTTGTCTCATTATCAATCATAAGAAATTCCACTTCATTTTTGTCATTGATATTCAATTCCAAAATGAAATAACAACTATCTGACAATAATCTGTGTAGTTCTATGTTCAAAAGCGGAATCATATTTTTAAGAATAACTTTCGAAATTCCGTTCTTACCATAAATGGTAAGATATGTTTTAAATACACCCAACAACTCTTCCTCTGATTTGATTTTGTCAATCAATTCATGGTTCACTTTAATTTTATCTTTTAAACTGTTTATATTCACAGTGTGATTGTTTATTGATGTGTTTGTTTGTCTGATGTCTCCATTTGTTGAATCTATTTGGGTTCTTAGAGTAACAATTTCCGCATCTATCTTTTTATTGTCGTCTAATTTTTTCTTGTTTTCTTCATATCTTTTAAGGTTATTCTTTTTTCCATCTATCTCAAATTGTTTTTGTTCTATCTCTAATTCAATTCTTGACCTTCTCAATTTATTTCTTTCATAATCATCATATTCTTTCTTGAGGGTGGTAAATTTAAGTTCTTTTTTTTCAAGGTTGTTTAAATCTTTTTCACATTTTTCTATTTTTTCTTTAAACTTTATTATCTCTTTTTTTAATTTATTTATTTCAGATGTATTGTCAACGTCCTCTAAAGGTCTACTACAAGTAGGGCAAACGGTACCTTTTTCAAGTTTTTCTATTAATTTTTCATTTCCGGTTATAGATGTGGATGAAACTCTTTTTTCCACAGTCAAGTTGTTAATTTCCTCCTTTATCTTATTATGTTCCTCTTCCAAATAAAATTCAGATGGTTCGGTAACAACTATTTCGTTTGCACTTTTTTCTTTTTCATCTCTTTGTTGACCCAAAGATTTAATTTCTTGCTCTAAGATAATAGGATTTATTCTGATTAAATCCTGATCTATGTCATTGTTTCTTGAACTTAATATTTCATCTCTTCTATCTTCAAGATTTTTTAATTTTTTATTCAAATCATTTAATGAACCATTAAGTTTTTCAATTTCTTTTTCTGAATTTACTATTCCATCATTATATTTTGAGTTATCAGTTTCCAACTGAACGATGTTATACGAATTAGATGTCAGTTTTTTGGACCAATCATTATATATTTCTTTGCACCTTTCTTCTTTAACTTTTAAATTTTCTAATCCTAAAAATCTAGTAAGGATTTGTCCTCTCGCGGTTGCTTTAGATTCAATCATTTGTTCAAGATTGTAACCTGTAGTCAAAATAGTTGATAAGAAATCTTCTTCAGTACCAATAGCGGATGATATAAATTCTTCTGTCTCTCTTCTTTGTTCTCCATTTAAGTTGAGAATAGTGCCGTCTGAATTTATTTTATAAAATTCTAATTTATTAGTTATTGTGTAATCACCTGTCTTTGACTTTTTTCTTATGATTTTTCTCTCAATTACATAATCTTCTCCATCAATACTAATTTCGCCACTTACAACTACTTCATCTTTATCGGTAAACTTATTAAAAATTTCTGCGTTAGTTTTTGTTTTTGTAGTAGAATTAAAAAACAAAAACATGAGTAAATCTACTGTTGATGTGGACTTGCCACCAAAGTTTTTAGGTGTCGATTCTATTACAGTGATACCTTCAAGTTTTGTGTAATCAATTTCATTATTGTCACCAAAAGATAAGAAGTTAGAAAACTTTATTTTTTTTATAAACCACTTGTTATACTTAACTTTATTTGGATTTAATTTATCAATTTCTGCATTTATTTTATTATCTAACCTATCAATTAGTTCCCACTTTACGGCAATAGCATTCTCTCTAATAAAATCTTTCATTAAATTCTTCTGATATTGTTTATCAGTTATGTTATCAGAAACATCTAATGATTTCAACTTAGTGTTTTGAATGTCAGATAAATTTTTTGTTACAACCTGAACATTTTTTGAGTTATACTTATTTTGAAAATAAGTTTTTACTCTTCTAATTTTTTCTGGTGTAAAGTTTTCTGCAGTGTCTTCCCACGTTACTCTTATAAATGGATTTTCGTAATTCATTAATCTTGTAATATAAATTGTCCTTTAATTAAATTGTATGTTCTTACGTCTTTCTTTTTGAGTGATAACCATTCTTCAACACAATCACTGTTATTAGGTTGAAATTTACACTCATAAAGTTTTTTGGGGTCTTTAATCACATGTGGTTCAACAACCAAAAATTGTGTAAAGTCTTTATTTGTCCTTATGTATAAGTTTTTATCATGTGATGGATTAAATTTCCCATTATAATATTCTAACCAATATTTGTGTTTTCTTTTAGGAATGTTTAATGTACGAAAACCTAAATTAGATATTAACGAATACGCATCATTTTTCCAAAAATCTCCGGACCACTTACCATGTTCAACTTCAACACCCATATTTTTTTCTTTCTTACAAATTAAGTCAATCTTGTTATATGCGGGATTGGAATAAAGCTTAAGTCCAAGAGTAATATTTGCAAACTTTATTACTTCATTTCTGACTAATGTATCATCTAAATTATTTTTACCAATAAACCCCATTTTCTGTTTTTAACCTTTTTTATTCGAAATGTTCAACTATAGTATTAACAGCCCAAACAATTCCAGTGGTAAACATTCCATCAAAAAAAATAGATGGTAACCAATGTATATCAAAAAATTTAGTTGCCAAACCACCCAAACATAGTGACAAGAAAAATCCTACCCACGTAGATGTACACATAATACAACCGGTCAAGTCACCTAAAAATTTATTGTTTGTTTTAAACCATTCCCTTAAAGGTTCGAAAATAGTGCCATAAACAATTATTGTACTCATACCATAAGCCATAAAAGTCCAAAAAAGTAATGTTGTAATTAATGAAATCATAATCTAAAATTTTATATTAAAATATAACTAAAAAATACAAATAAAAAAAGTATTCTAGTTTTTATTCATCATATATAGAATTCATGTTACTATTCTTCATGTATTTTGCTTTGTTTAATGTTTCTAATGACGATGTTATCTTTTCTAATTCCTCTTTTAATTTAGTGTTCTCTTCTTTTAATTTTTTTATCTCATCATCATTAGTTACCTCTTTGATTACCTCTACAATTTTTTCTTTCTCAATAATCTTTTCTATTGGAACTTCTTTAATTACTTCTTTTACCACGATTTTTTCATCTCCTTTAATTTCTACCGGTACTTCTTTTATTACCTCAACTATTTTTTCTACTGGAACTTCTTTTATTACTTCTACAATTTTTTCTTTTTCAACTATTTTTTCCACAGGAACTTCTTTAATCACTTCAACCGGTACCTCTTTAATAATTTCTTTAATGACTTCTTTTTCTACAATCTTTTCTTTATTACTAAAAGAGAAAGGTGATTCTCCATACTTCAATATATAATACCCTCGATTAAAAGTATCTTTTGCAAGTTTCTGAACATCATCAACATTGTTTATTTCACAATACCTGATAAATTCATCATCCAATATTAACGAGTTCTTCTGTTTCATTTTCTATGTCTTTTATATCGGAGATTGAAAAGTGTAAGAAAGGTTGTTGATTAGGTAAGTCAACAAACTCATACTTGTCTTCTTCAATATCATAAATACCATACCCATGATGCTTTACCGTTTCACCAAAATTTTGTTGAATTAAACTACCAATCATTACCGCTCTACCCCCACTTGGTAATGTAAACATTTGTCTTTTATGTATATCACCACATAACAATAAATCCAAATCAACAAAATTTAGTTTATCATATGCATCTTCAAATTCAAAACCTAAATCAGTTGATAACCCTTGGATTGGTCCATGAAATAACCCTATCGTTAATTGATTATCATCTTTACTAAACTCAGGTCTTTTATTGTGTTGATACAAGGAATAAACAATCCAATCTATGTTATCATCATTATATTGTCCGCTATCTTTATAATATGTTATCCATTCATTGTTTAATAAATCTACAACAGGAGAAATACTATCCAATCTTTGTACATTATTTTCCAAAAAATCGTGATTACCCGGTATAATAACAACCTTACCAAATTTAGTTAGTTCTTTTAAAAACCAACTTGTCAACATTAATTGTTCGTTTGAAATGTTTATCTTTTGATGTGCAATATCCCCAACAATTACAATTCTTATTTGTGATGGACTAATATTTTCATCATACCATTCAACACATTTTTTTCCTATGTCTTCCAATAAAATTTCAAATTGTTTTTTATACAAATCGTGCATCTGAAATGTTCTGATATGTATATCTGCAATGTGTACTATTTTTTTTATCATCTCTTTAAATATTTTTTAATGTCCATTTTTAAAATTGTATTATTTACATAACCGGGAACTTTATATTCTTGAAAAGTCCCATCGTCTTTTAGTAATACAATCACACAACCCAACATTTTTATTGATTCATATTTTGTACCTTCTAACATTTTAATAAATAATTTACCATACAACGGTAATTGAAGAAAGTAATGTCCTAACGCAGTATCATCATACTCATTGAAAGGATGATACATTTTTTTAGTATAATATTGAGCCTCAAAATTTTTAGGTTGATTTGTTTTCCAATCTGTAACAACAAAACCAAAATCAGTTTTTTCTTTATTCATCATCAACCATATTTTATCTGGTTGACCAGTATAACCTAATTCAGGGTCACCTAAAATACTCTCAGTATCTAATAATATTGCATTTCTTTCTGTCATTAAATCAAGAAACTTTTTACCTGCAGATATCATAGAATCACTTTTTGTGATTTGTGTTTCATCACAACTGAATATTGGTTGTCTAACCTCTTTGTAGTTACCAAATCTACTTATTGTGTCATTCTCTAAAACATAATGTACTCTACTTCCCATATTAGTTGAGTACTCACCAGCAGCCCTCCATTCCGCCAATAACTTTTGTTGACCTTCGGGGTCACCATTTGACATTTGTAATGCCTTCCCTTCTGCATCAAAATGTGAGTGAAATTTTTTAACTACTTTAGATACAGATGGAAAATTCTTTTTTATTACTCCATCAATATCTCTCATATGATATATATGTTCTTCTTCTATGAAAGTTAATTCCAATTCATTTCTTCTTTTTTCCATTAAATCCCTTATTTCAAGAGATACATCATTTAAATTTATCATTAATCAATTTGTTTTATGTTGTAGTTATTTAAATCACCTTGTAAATCGGCGATGTCTTTATCTTTTGGTAATTCTACTATCCAAACTTTACCCATTAGTTTACCACAATTAATCTTATGATATAACTTAACCGCATCTTCATACGCATCCCCATCTAATACAATAATTATTTTTTTAGCATTCTCATATAATTTCTTAAATAACTTATCAGTCATAAATTTACCCAACATAGGAATTGAATTCGGTAAAAATATACTGTCGAAAGCACCCTCAACTAAGTAAACAGGTTCATCCCAATTTATCAAATACTCATTCCAAATAATTAATTCTTTTTGAACACTGGGATTTTTATATTTTAATTTAGTTCTTGTTAAGTAAGATCTGGCAACAAAATAATTTAATTCTTTATCCTCATCATATGATGGTATGATAATTCTATTCTCGTACATACCAGTGTTACAAAATCCAATGTTGAATTTTTGTAACATTTCATCTGTAATATTTCTTTTCTTAATGTAATTAAGAGCTTGTTTATAAAAAGGCGTCATTTTCATACCAAGTGTCACATTAGTAAACGGTATGAATTCTTTTGGTAACTTAATTTTTTTGTAAAATCTTTTGTTTGATGAATCGTCATCGTCCGGTCTTAATAATTGATATTTTTTTAATTGTCTACTGTTACCAAACTTTTTAATTAATTTGTATATAGAACCATGTGTTTCATTTGTCTCTGAACAAGACCAACATTTGAAAACGTTATTTTTATAATTTACTTCTAAATTCCCTTTACCATCACCATAATCTAATCCTTTAATTTCATATGAACATACTGGACAATCAAAAGATATTTGACCTTTATTCTCATTGTGCATTTTATAATCACCCAAAATGTCTTCGAGAATGTCAGTAATTAATGAGTAGTCAACATCTTGTTTTACCATATTATCAAATAATAGTGAAAAAAATTGATAAAAAAAAATCCCCTGAAGACACCAACTTCAGGGGAAACTAACCAACACATATTACTATGTCCCGTCCTAATATAAATTATAAATAATCTTTTTATTAATTGGAAGTTTTATTTGCCATATTTTTTGTTGTCATGTTAATATACCCAATTACACATGTCACAGCATCCGATTGATCGTAACATTCTTTCTTTAAATTACCTGTTTTAGTATATTGCCACTTAACTTCAGGACAAACAGCATTCACATGTTCCCAAATAACATGTTTTTTATCAATATCTTTTGGATAACCACCAAATAAAACATTTTTACCTTTTTCATTTACTCCGACCAAATCAGGAAACGCAAACTTTCTAGCGTTATATGTGGATATAAACGTAGGTAAAACACCTAATATATCGTAACAATTTTTTAAAATAAGTGTGTTATATCTTAATAAAGTTTGAACTGTATAGATATTATTTGAATTTAATAAAGGTTCTTCAATAACAACCTTTTCAATCGACATATCCCTATAATTTTCTAAATGTTTTTTAAACGCATCCGCCTTTTTAATTAATTCCTCAATCTTATCTTCAGGTTGTGGTTTAATTTTAGGTGAGAAATGGGTTAATTCCAACAATTTGGATGTTGATATATCAAACAATGCAAAGCCGATGGTCTTGGTGCTGATGTCTAAACCGAGAATTTTTGGGTTGTTTTTGATTTTAATACTCATATAAAAATATATAACTAATATTTTTTAAATAGTAAATATTAAAAATCAAGTCGAACCGCAAATACTTGTGTACCAATTCTTTTAATTGGTTTAGCTGTTTTTGCAACAACATAAGGTTCTTTATTTGAGTTTAACAATGCAACTTCGGTAATTCTTTTATCTAAACCACTTGAATACGTTGGGTTTTGTGTTTCAGTAAACTGTGAAGAAGGTAAGTTTACCAAAAAATTCATTTGTTCAATGTCAGTTGCTCTTATTAATCGTATACTACCAGGGAACGGTTGTTCGTCACCAAATTGCGGGTCAGTTGATGGTTCATTAGGTATGGGTCCTAAATAAGTTTCTAAATCAAATATTGTTCCGTTATTAAATTTAGTTTTAGTTATGGTATAAGTCACATCTGTCACTCCAGTTGGATTTAACAAATTACTTCCGTCTCCACCGGCTTCAGTTGTATAATCCATTAAAATCCATTGATCATGTGAAGGTAATTCACCAACATTAGTTTCTTGTGCTAGTATATAAAATTTGTTAGCAATGAACCCATCGGTAGAACCACTAAATATTGATTTCATATTTGGCATAGTACTACCACTTATTTTAACTGTCACATTAGAACAAACATTGAATGCACATGAATTTAAAGTCGGGTCTAAATTAGAACTATTGTAATAGTTACAAGGTAATCCATTTAATTTTGTATCTCCAGTATATTCAAACATATATGTTACCCATATTGTCTGACCTGTACCACCACTTAAAATAGAATTAGATGGGTCAGTGTCACTTGGGACAACACTTACTTTTGCTGCGGGTAAAGTATATCTTCTATTGGATTTATAATCTAAAACAGCGACAAGTTCTTGGTCATCAAAAACAATTACTTTATTATTTACAAATACTTTACCAACACGATATCCTCGTTCATCAATTAGATATCTGTATTTTAAAGAATGATAAGGATTCTTGGTAGATTTTATATAATAATTAGTATCGTCCATATGAAATATTGCACCAAATGTAGAACCGGTATTTCTATGATAGTAAATCCATGGGATATATACCTCAAAATATTCGGTATCACTTAATGGTATACCATTAGGGTCATCGATTATTGAGTTACCAGCAGAATCAGTATCATTGCTAATATAATCATCGTACTTAAAAAATCTTTCAGGGTCATTTACAACATCTCCGAGTTCAGAATAATGAATAATTGCAACACACCTTTGTGCTTCAGGTTCAACAATTATTTCTTCATTAAATGAATTATAGTACGCCGTTGCATTTGATAATGTACCTCCGGTATAATTCGTGAATGTTTGACCTGAAGATTCAGTATAACCATATAATTCTTTTGTAGAGACATAAACATTACTTGTAAAACCAGATAAATTTTCGTCAAGACCATTAACATCAAAACCAATTGGTTTATCAGTCCAAACTACTTCCATAGTCCATGGGTCTAATTGTTGTTGAGTATCAATATCATTTGGATGACAAACTGGTGAAATTTGTGTGTCTATTGGATATTCGTTATTACATTTATTACAAACAACTTGAGTATATCCAGATAACATTGAAAAATCAGGTGTTTCTCTGTCTAAATAAATTGTATTTGTACTTACTCCTGTTGTAATCCCTGATATTCTATATATTAAACTTGTTGAATTACCTGAAATTACAGGATGATTCGGATCCATACCAACAAACTGACTAAACACAAGTGTAATAAACCCACAATCATCGTATGTGTTACCCGTACTAACTGAAATTGTATTTGTACCGTTAATTGAACTTAAATTTATTCTTTCAGTCAAACATTCAACGGTTGTACCTGTACACGCGTTTTCGTCATATTCTAAATAATTTGAAACATGTCCTGCAGGTCCCATAATATTTCTAATAGTAACCGTTGATGCATTTTGAACAGGATTACCAAAAGTTGTTGCATCATCAGAAGAATCAAGTTTATATGGGTATTTTACACCCGCCTCAATATCAAAAGGAGACAATACTTTTTGATGTGGTATGCTACCTAATCCGGTATATCCATTAAAAGGTTGCGTATAATCAAATTCAGAATCACCTATTTGAAAGTATTCTATAACAAAATTACCTTTTGCAATTGCTTGTCTACCTTTTTTTGTAATTCGAGCTGACAAAAACTCAGAATTGTTACTACTCAAATAACTCATATATTATAAATATTCTTTTTTAATTTTATTTTATCATTAACATCCACTATTACTTAAAACAATTTTTAAAGTATTTGGAATTGTAAAAGTGGTAGATGGTGCTAAATTAAGTGGGTATGCGTCTGTTGCTAAAACTGGAATACAATCAACCAATACGTTATTTTTATATAATTTTAATGATCCTCCACCAGACGGTGCTATGACATCAACATACAAAGGAGTATTATAAGTTGTGCCATATGTTCCCGATTCAGTTTGTCCAGGACCAACAGGTACGGTTATAAAACCAAAAGATAGTCCCATCAGATTCCTTACATTTTCAATACTACCATCATCACTATTATTCTGTAAAAAATAAAAGTCTCCTGATGGAGTATTCGTTGGTGTTGGCGTTGGTGTTGAGGTAGGGGTCGGAGTTGGTGTGTTAGTTGCTGTTGGTGTTGGTGTACTAGTAGGTGTATTTGTTGGTGTTGATGTCGGTGTACTAGTTGGTGTGTTAGTCGGTGTTGGTGTTGGAGTCGGTGTTGGTGTTGGAGTCGGTGTGGGTGTAGGTATTGCAATACCACAATATAATATCTTCCAACAATTACCATCACATGGTGCATATTCATATCCACTTGGACATGTGTATCCTGATGATAAATAAGTCCCATCATTATTTTTTATAACAGGAATAATTGAACCATTAAAAGACGCTGACGTAAATATTATATTTAAATCTCCGGTTGTTGTCGCACCAGTTAATTCTGACAACGTGTTATTATAAATTTCACAACCAAATCCTGCCGGGTTTGGTGTTCCAGTAATACTAAAATTATAACCATATAAACCAAGAATATGGTCACCTGCAAGAAGATTTATTGGATAAACGTGCCATTTCATGAACTTATTTAGTTCAGTTATCCCTGTATAGTTAAATGTGTCTAATATAACATTACCATCAAGTTCAAGCCTGAATTCATTATCTGCAGCAATTCCAATATAATATGTTCCTGCCTCAATTCCTTCAAGACATTTATTAAATCCTAACCAAACATCTAATGGATAATCAATTGGGTCAAATGCTGCCGGATATGCCCATACCGCAGTCCTATTTAATGGTCCGTTTGATGTTGTTGTGTTTTTCCAAACGTCAGCAGTTGTTAATGCTGTTATTGTTGTACCACTACCATTTAACCCCCAATCATCATCATAAATTATTGTTCCAGATGAACTATATACCGAATTAGTTCGTGTATATGCGGTATATGGAGTTACGGGTGGTGTTGCAGATACGGTATCTGTTGCTGTACATAAACCACCTCCTATTGGTGTCCATGTATATTTGTTATCACAAGAAGTACAATCATCACAAACCGGAACTTCTTCATAATAACAATAAGCTGCGCCAAGTCCACCACATATGTTTAATAATGTCCCATCAACATCACAAAAAATACCATAATTATCACCATAATTACCAAGTATTGTTTGCGTTAATCCTGTTATTTGTCTTGTTGAAAACGCGGTATATCCAGATAACCCATTATATGTAGTTACACCTGTTAATGTATTTACAGATACACCACTATATATTTCAAAACAACCGTTTGTACAACATGTACCACCATAATTAAATGCATCCGAAAAGAAAAATTCAAAAATGTGTGTACCCGCGTCTAATGTTATAGGTAAAACATGACCTACATGAAAAGGTAAAAATCTAGCGGGTGAAACTGATTTGTCAAATAAACCATCAGCACCTATTGCGTTACCAACCGTTAATGCGGGATAGGCTGCAGAATTTTTATTTAATCTTTTTACCAACCATTCACCATCTAATTTCAAACCAAACATATCATCTGCAGAAAGAAATAAATGATACGTTTGAGTTGATGGTACATCCAAACATTTATAAAATCCTACCCATTGATTAAATCCTGTGGCAAATTTTATTCCCGCATTATTCATTATACCGTTCCAAGGTGAAGCAGATACCGTTTCTCTCCATGGTACTGTTGTTGCGCTCGTAACAACCGTTATTGGTGCTCCTGAAATATTTGAATCGTTTGTTCCATATAAATTTGATATTTGACTGTTTGTGTAATTAGTACCATCCACTAATCCTCCAAATTGCCCATTAGGTAAAGAAGAACCTGATAAAACTCCATTTGTTATAAAACTGGCATTATTAGCAAAAGTTAATGGTAATGTTTTTGTTGTTATATTTTCATAAAAATATGTACCATCTCTTAAATATGACAAATTAGTGTCTCCTGTAGTAAAAATATATGTCGTTCCACTAACGCCACTTAATGTACTCGCGGTCAGTGTACAAATTCCACCAACTTCTGTAAATCCATAATCACAACATCTACAATCACCATCACTGTTACATATTTCACCACTTAAAACATCACTTAAAACTGTCGCACCTGAAACAACAACATCATCTTGATAATAATATAAATTAATTAACGGAAATCCAGAATATGTTGTACAAAAATAATCAATACCATCTTCAGTATATTGTGTGTTTGGACTGTCACCATTACATTTAACACCATCTGTCCCACCTAATCCATCATCTAAAAATAAAACCCCGTTTAAAGATGTATTCGTGTTACCTGTCGCAACTAATAAATCACCATTGATAATAGTGACAGTTGCACAAAAACAACTTGGTGCTCCTGACACACTTATATACGCACTATTAGTACATGTAAAATTATCTGAACGTATTTCAATAGTTGTTGTACCCATAGGAATTGTTGTAACCGTATAACCAGTGGCTAAAAACGATTTTGGTACATTATTTTCAAAAGGTGTTGTATATCCATCAACATTTGAGTATAAATCAAATGGTCCGGTATTTGGTCCTGATACTGTAATAGTTATACTAGCAGATACTGTTGGTAATGGCATTTATATAAAACATTTAATTTCATTTTTATTTATTATAGAATATAGTTTTTTTTTCTTAGTTAGTGAATCAATCATTTTTATAGTTTAATAGAATACTATGTTTATACCATATCCCGATAATATTGCTTTAGCCGAATCCGACGCGGTTGTTCCACTTCCACGTGTCTCAAGTTTAGCAACACCGAATCTAGAACTTGTTGTCCAAGTATAACCTGTAAAGTCAATAAATAAAGAATCCAGATTAGCGTCAGATAATTTATTTGCTGCGTTAGTTGGTATATAAATAAATCTATTCATATTATTAACCCAGGTTCTTCCTGCGGTATACCCTGTTAGATTAGAATTACCTTTTAGAACAAAATAATACACATTATTTGGTATATTATTTAGTGAACCCGTAACAGTAGTTAAACCACCGATTTCAAAAACAGTGATTCCTGTTGGTATGTTAGATGTTAAACCTGAAACAGTGTTTTGCCCACCTAAGAATAAATCTGTTAATTTATTCGGTAAATTATCTATATCACCTTGTAACCTATTTTGACCTTTCAAATTGAAGTATGTTACTCCAGTAGGTACGTCAATAGTGTTACCACTTATAGTATTTGCACCACCGATTTGAATTCTGGTAAGTGTTTTTGGTAATGAAGAAAGTAAACCTGTTATAGTGTGGCCCGATGTTTCGTAACCTTCTTCATTATCAATTGTAAGTTCCACCAATGGTCTTCCGCTAAGACTACTTGTATTTCCACTAACAATACTTTGTCCATATATATTAAGACTTGTTATTCCTGTCGGTACATTTGCAATATCACCAAACATATATGCAGAACCTTGTATACCAAAATTTGTCATTCCTGTTGGTATGTGGCTCGTAGATCCTGAAATAGTATTAAAACCATATATTCTACTAATTTGAAGTGATCTTGGGTAATCCGAAATTAGACCCGTTACTGTATTAACACCCCAAATATCAAGTACTGTTACTCCGGTAGGGAATTGATTTGTGTTACCTGTTATATATACTCCGGTATAAAATCTACCATCCGTTAGATTTCTTGGTAAATCAGCGGTGCCACCACTAATATACGCGTTATTAATTGTTAATGTTAATGTGGTTGGGGATAACCTTCCCGGTAATTGAGATACAAGTCCTGTTGTTTTACCATGAGTTCTAGTTATATATAATCTAGCCCTTTCTAATTTTCTCGCTTCGGATGTATCTACCGTGTATGCATTTGTTGTTGGGGTGGCGGCGGATATATCGAATCTTTCTACGTCACTTAAATCAATAGATTTTAATTTCACTAAACCAGTATATGGACTTGAATACGTGTGAGATACAGTTGTAGAACCGCCAGTTGTGGTATATATATTCTCATCACCATCACCCCAATTTATCGCCAAACGATTCGTATATGACTCTAAATTAATTTGATTAAATGATGTTATCGATGTTGCAGAGAACACCATTGTTTCATAAACTGTTGTTGAACCAGTTACGGTACAACCAGATACTGAAGTATCAGTAACACTAACAGTGTATGTTCCACCAGATAATCCCGTAATAGTCTGACCTGTTTGACCATTATTCCACAAGATAGAAACAGGACCATGATTTTTTGTATATGTTACAGTTGCACTTGCGGTTCCACCAGATGTTAAAATTTCTGTTGACGAGACACTAATTTCTAAATCACAATCATTTATAAGTCCATTATAAACAGTCGTTGCCGAGAATTCACAATATTCACCGCCACAATCAGGTTCATTTACTAAAACTTGATATAATTGTTCTTTACATCCTTCATCAGATACAATTCTTAACCAAATAGTATTGTACGATGCTTTATACGTATCATCTACAGTAAATGAACAAGAAGTTGTTTGTGCGCTACAAATAATTCCACTTGTTGAACCTGATGTACTTCCAGTATACACATTGTGTGGATATATTGTTGGTTGAAACTGTATTGATACTAAATTTGACATTTATATTTTATTTTTTTTATTATGTACATCCTGATAACACTGTTGCACCCGAATCTAAATATTCTACTTTTATTGAGTATGTGTCCACAGTTAATCCACTGAAAATACCACTATAATAATTATTAAACGGTGGACTATACGTATCAAAATCATCAACATTCAATCCAGAATCTAACGCAGATACTTTGATTGTTGCAATATTTGGGTTATTTTTTACTGAATCAACTATATTGACTTCATAATTTATTTGCGTTGTGCTTGGCGATGTCTTTGTAATTGTTGGACAAGTTAATGTATATGTAATTGGACAACCTGACACCCCTTCATATGTACTACCAGTTGCAACAGTATCAGGAAATGGTGCGATATATTGATCAAGATTAGATGTATTATCTATAATTGTACCTGTTGGTAAACCTGTGTTTATATTATATAATTGTAGTTCATCTACAACAACATTACCAGTATTACTATTACCAACACTGTTATTATAAAAAACTATTTTACCATCTGTATTCCATGAACCACCACCCCAATAAGGATTACCACCATCCGGACCCATTAAACTATTATTACCATATTCATCAGTCACTATATCTAATCTCTGTAAGGTATAACCTGTTATCAATCTTTTAATTTCAAAAGTATCTCTATCTACTTCGTATGTTTTTTTAATTGCGGTTACGTCTCCATTTACGTTATTTGTAATCGCGACTCCAAAATATAGTTTATCAGAAACAGGGTCAATTGAAAAATATACCACAGGTCTAGAATCTGAATATTTTGATTCCATAACATTTTTGAAATCAAATATTTTCAATACTGTTGCGGATTCATAGTTTGAACTTGGTTGAAATACCCATGTAAATCCTCCACCGATATCACTAACATATACTTTATTTTTAACTTTGTCATAAAATATACTTTGCCAATACCTACCACCCAAACCAGTAGTACCAGTTGTACTTTGACCTGTTAATATAATTGTTGATTGATAATTAAAATCACTGTCAAATATATAGATATTACCAGTCGAACTTGCACCTGCGGAAGATACAAACCAATATCTCGTTTCACTTAAAGTAGTTCCTGTATTAACTTCAACACCAACAGGAACAAATCCCGCAAAGAAATGGTCAAACTCAGTTAATCCAGACAAAACAGTTGGTGTTGTTCCACTTGGATTAATTCTATCAACTCTTATCAAATCAGTATGAGTTGCAGTAACTGCCGATGTTGAACCTACAAAAATGTTACTATATATATAATTGTCAGTATAAAATAATAATCCTCTCTTATAATCGGTATTACTACCATATGGAATATGTTGAATAGTGTTTCCCGTAATATCGTAAATAATCATACCATTTACCACTGTTGGTGCCGGACCATCACTTTTACCAACAAAATAAATTCTTTTATATATTGTGTCTATAAATGTACTATATAATTTATTTGCTCTAAGATGACTAGTATATCCTGTAGCACCTGTAATATATGTGACAGCACTTTCACTTGTATTTCCTGTAGATGGGTTAAACCAATAAATGTTACCATCAAGATAATTATCCGCATCGGCAACCCAAACTTTATCTGTATCACTATCGTACCATACATTATATGGTGTAGAAATTCCTGTTAATTGATATGTAATTTCAAATTCAGGTTCAACTTCACAGTAATAAGTATACGGTCTCCATTCATAACCCGCACCTCCACTACAACATAAACATATTGATTTAACTTCAAATCCACCTTGTCTTTTTGGTTGATTTAAATAACAAGGACAGTTATCTGTTGTACCAGTTAAAAAACCATCACTATGTACAACAAAGAAGTAAATTAATGTTGGTGTTTCGGTTTCACCAGATGTTTGATAAATTACCTTAGTTGACGGATTAGTCGTTGCTGTTGTTATAAATGTCGCACCAGTTATATGGTGTGTTGTTCCGGAATATATGTAATATGAATTAGGAATACCGTTTATTACTGATGAATGATTACCATTCGGTGATGTTAAATCAATTAATTGGATTTGATAATCACCACAACTACAAGTACTAGCAGAAATAGTAAAATTAATATGGTCATAACAATCATAAAATTTACTATCGTGTGTTACTATCTGAGTAATCACATATTGACCCGTAATTAAATCTGTTAATTTAACATAATAAAGAGTATCAAATTCTAAATTACCTATTGTAACATTATTTGTTCCCGCACTTTGAAAACTATGAAACGTATATGTACCTGCATAGGTATTTGTCCTATACTCTACTTTATAGTTGTGTGTGAATGTTACATTATATATTCTTACGTTTAATCCCATTATTAGAATTTATATTTTTTTAAGTTATTACTTCATAGTTACAAGCAACTGTACAATTATTTGAACCTGTTGGTACAACAGTTATAGCAGCAAAACCACTACTACCAGCTAAAATTTTATATACTGTGGTTTGTGGTGCGGGACTACCGATTTGAATCGCATAACTGTTTATTGTTAGTGTTGTATACGAACCAACAACTATTTGACCCACATTACTTCCACAATCATCACAAGACCTCATTTCTGCCAAATAAATATATGTTGGTGAAATAGAAGTCGCTGTTGGTGTTGGCGTTGGCGTCGCAGTAGGTGTAGGTGTTGGCGTCGGTGTTGTTGTTGCTTTAGGTGGTATTGTTGGTGTTGGTGTTATAGTTGGTGTCGGTGTTGGTGTTGGTGTATTTGTTGGTGTTGGTGTAGGTGTACTAGTCGGTGTATTAGTTGGTGTTGGTGTTGCAGTTGGAGTCGGAGTTGGTGTTGGGGTTGGAGTTGGTGTTGGAACAACACATGTAACAACAGGTGTTCCTGTACAAGTACCGGTATAAATAGGTCTTGCCAACGAACCAACTGCAGGAACTGTTGAACAATTTTCACTGTCAGTATAGAATTGTTCAGCACTGAATGACAACGATGTGTTATGTAATTGATAATTATGTTGTACAATTGGTTGGTGGTCATCATTACCATTAAACACAACTAAATCACCGATTGACTGTCCTGTCACATTAAAATTATAATAAAAACTAAAGTCACAATAATTTAAATCAACCGCAATAACTTCTATTGGGTAACCATTTCTATCAATTAAGAAATCGCCTCTGTAATATTTGTAATAATCCTCAGGATAATCACAACAAGGTTCAATTGGTTCGTCTTGTCTAACTTGTAAATCTTCAGGAAATCTTTCATCAAAGAAATAGTTTGTATTAATTACACTACCATTGCTAATAATTTTATTTGTATAAACTCTAAATTTACTAGTTGGTAAAACTTCAAACACTGTATATGTGTTGTTTACAGTTAAACCGGTAATTAATGATTTTTTAATTGAACTTAAACAATCGATGTGATTCACATAACCAACTGAATAATCGTAACTAAATGAATATCCACTTTCAGGTGCAACAACAAATGAATGATTAGATAAACTTGTACACGGTTTATATTCCGCCATTATTAACCAATTAGTAATATTAATATCTTGTACGTTAACAATTTCTAATTCACCAGATATTAAAAAATCTTCTAAAGTTTGATTAGTGAAAGTTCCATTAGCAAATTCCAATAAGACATTAGCAATATTACTTTGTTCAATTCTTATTATTTTAGAATCGTTTTTAAGTCCGTAATTGTACGAACTTAATATTTCAGTATTTGATACTAATGTATATCCAGTATAATCGTCACACCATGTCACGCCAGTCTGTAAATCAATATCATATCCTTCATTGTTATCATAAGAAGAAATATAAAATTCTTGATAATGGCTTCTAGCCGGAACATATGGGTCGTGTTCCGCCTTTAATTGCCAACCTTTAAAACGAACTCTAGATTCACAATTCGCTCCGTCTAAAACACTAATGGTAAAATCGTCATTTTCTGTAACGCCTGTTATTTGAAAAGTACATCCACTTATGTATTGTAAACTATATCCCGAAACAAAATTTATGTTTAAGTTAGTTCCGGTTAAACAATCTGTGTATATATGTACCGGCCAACCATCTTGACTATTTTGTAATCCAACCGCATTTTCTAATTCAATTACTAAATTACCGGTTAATAAACAATCTTCAGTGCCTCCTTCATAAACATCACAACCACTTATTAAATTTACGTTTAACCCACAAGTTGATGGTGTAGTCAAATATTCCGCATTAAACATATAGTCTAAATAATCGTTTACTGAACAATCATTTGTACCATATTTTATAGATGTTATTTCTATTTTATCAATACCGTCTGTATCTACAAAAATATTATAAGTTAAAAGTGGTTTAGGTACTTGTGGACATGAACTATTTCCCGTTTCTGCGGTATATGGAGCATAACTATCAATACAACCGGGTTCATCCATAGTTTCTGAAGTATTGATATAATCATCAATTAAATTTGATAATGCGGTTATCCATAATTGTTTGATTTTCGTTACGTCAGGATTAATATATTGTTTGTAATCACAAATTAACGCCAAATTTACTGGATCATTATTTGTTAAACTGGTACATCCTGTCATAGGGAATGGGTCAAATAATTGAGCACTATTTGTTGTGTTTGATGTCCCACTTATTATAACAGAATAATTTGTTCCTGAATAAACAACATCATCAATAATGATTACAGGATAATAAGTTACTCCGGTCAACTTAATTAAACCTCTAAAATTTTCTTCTGAACCTAATAATGTTTCTAAATCTTCTTCAATCGCTGTTTCAAAATCAGGAAATAATTCTTCAATAAACTTTTTAGGTTGACAACCAAATCTATATGGATATTTTGGTCTACCTAATACACCATTATCAATCACATTTCCACCTAACCATTGTGTTGTAGCAGGAATAAACTGGTCAATCATTTGTGTCCAGTATGGACTCATTCGATTTATATATTCTTCTACGTCAATAAAATTAAATGGGGTATATGTTGTTCTTGAAAGATAATCTCTAAAGACATCTTCCAATATTATATAATTCTTTTTATATCTTATTTTATGTGAGTTCTTTATAAGTCTACTTAAAACTTCATTTAGATACTCAGCAAAAGTTACTCCTGTTTGTGGATATAATGTTGTGGTACCGAATGTTAATTCTAAGTTTCTAGATTTTCTATAGATGTCATAATCAACAGTTCTTGATGCTGAAAGATACAGTTGTATGTTTTTTCTATTTAAAACAAAATATGAACTTTCACCAAAAATTTCACTCTTTCTATTATCTATATCCGCTTCTAATTCATAACCAGTATCTAATCCAGGTAATGTTCTAAAAACATCAAAGTATTCTTCACCATATGTATATGGTTTCATTTTTGTCTTTAATGTTTTTGTTCTACCAGTTGTAATTGAATTATCAACATCAAGTATATCTCTCGATCTATGGTCAATTGTTATATCATACCAACCTGCACCTTTTTCAAAAAAGATGTCGTTTGCTTCACTAAACGCTTTTCTTGGATAACCTGTACCTTCTTCAACAGGATACTCATCTCTAGTATATGTTGTTGAAGAAGTAATTACTGTATTAGTATATGTGTACGCACTTGGAATAAATGTTGCAGTCGTTAAATTTTTGACACCTAATGTTACATCATAAATGTCTTGGTCAATATCAAACGATTTTGGAAATGATGTTACATTATAAACATATTCATCAAATTGAATCATTGGTTCAGGTGCACCGATAAATTTTAAGAAAAATTCAATACATGATCTTGTTCCTTTTGATTTATATAAGTAAGCAAGATTAATGAGTATTCTTCTGTAAAATTCATATTCTGCTTCAATTTGATTATACCCTAAATTAACTCCGGTGTACTGTGAATCAATTCTTGTATATAAAATTTGGTCTAAGCTTTGTTCATCAAATAATTTAATTGTTGATAGACCTAACGTATTTGCTAAATTTTTTAAAAGTACGTCTGGTAAATTATTAATACCATCATAAGACACATTACGCATGTACGCGATATTGTCAATATATTTTTTTACTGTATCAAAACTTTGTCCATACAACTGAAAAACAGATTCCGCCTTCTTTTCTTCTGTATCAAACTCATAAAGTTGAGGTGATGACATAAATCTAACAAATAAGTTAGATTTATAATCGTCTATTTGGTCTGCAACATCAATTAAATCTGTGACATATTTTTCATAATTAACACCAAGTATTTCAATATTCCATCCATCTCTCGATATTGGCCAATTATATTCTACTGTTGCTAAAATGGTTTTTGAATTATCGGAATTGTCTTTAGGTATTAAAAACGGAGCGTTATATTTTGGTGTGGTTTCTCTATTTAATAATATTTCTTCTAAATCATCTAAACCATTAAAAAATTCTTCCGTTATTGAATCAGTTGGTCTAATCAAATAATTTCCCGTATATGCTGTAAGATTAGGGAAAGGTTGACCATTTACCTTGATTTTTATTTTATTTACCGCATTTGGTTCTACGTAATTTATAATACCATAT